GACTTGGGTATGTCGCCATTGGCCTTGGCTCTGTCAATCTTGTCGGTTAGCTTGTTAAACAGCATGTCAGATCAGCTTACTGCAAGCTACGTGTTCATGATAAAGGCGAGTTTATAAAGCTAGCTAAAGATAATGGATTTTTTTAACAATTTAAAGCACTAAGAGCAATGAGTATGATTAAAAGAAGCAATGAAATTGCTATTCAGAAAAACGTTAAAATGATGGTTTACGGACAGGCAGGTATGGGTAAGACAACTTTTGCCCTCTCAGCACCTAAGCCTTTGTTGCTTGATTTCGATAATGGTGTCAAGCGTGTTAATACCGCACATTTGGATGATAATGTCGGTATCGTACAGGTTTCTAGTTGGCAAGATATTCTCAACTTGCTCAACTATAACAAGAAGGATTTGGAGGAGTTCGATACTATCGTTGTAGATACGATTGGAAAGATGATTGACTTCATCATCGCCTACAGATGCAATGGTCGCAACCCTCAGATACAGGATTGGGGTACCATCAATAACGACTTCAAATGGTTCACCTCATCTTTGTCACAGCTTAACAAGAACATCGTCTTTGTCGCACATCGTGACACACGCAAGGAAGGTGAAAGTACTGTGTATATCCCTGCACTTCGTGAGAAGAACTACAACAATATCGTTACGGATTTGGACTTGCTTGGCTATCTCGAAATGAGAAGTGAGAATGGACAGCAAATCAGAACTATCACTTTTGACCCTACAAGTCGTAACGATGGTAAGAACACCTGTCAGCTTCCTGGTTGTATGCAGATTCCGGTTATTCTTGATGCAAACGGACAGCCAACCGCTCCTAATAACTTCATCGCTACTCAGATTCTCTCACGTTATCAGTCTATGATAGCTCAGAAAGAAGAAAAGGTTAAGGAGTACAATAAGGCTCTTGAAGAGATTAAGGAGGGTGTTCAGTTGATTACTGACGCAAGAGGGGCAAACCATTTCATCGAGCACATCAAAGATTATGCAAACTTGGGTAACTCCATCATTCTTCATGCAAGAAGTCTGTTCATCGAGAAGGTAAGTGCTTTGAAGTTGGTTTACAATAAGAAGACCAAGCAATACGAAGACCCACAAGCAGCATAAGCTATGGAAGTAGTCAAGTTTAGGTTCTATGCGACGCTTTTGGATGCGTATCAGAACTACCTTGATAGTGACATCATTTGGAGTAAGTATTGGGGATGGTCTGAAAATCCACCCCATACTCCAGAAGAGTTCAAGAAGATACAATTCCAGTCGTTAATAGATAAGATAAATCGAGTATCATTCGATAGTGAAGCTGCTGACAAAGGCACAGCATTCAATGAGGTTATTGATTGTATGGTCCTTCATCGTAACTCGGAGAATATGGATATCCACACCATTTATCAAGAAGTAGAAGAATATCCGTATAGCAAAAGGGTTCCTGTCGGTGTAGAAGCAAAGCTGAACGGCAGAAGTTTCTGCTTCCCTATTCAGCTAGTCCGACATTATGCAGCCTACTATAAAGGAGCATTGCCACAGGTTTATATACAAGCTGTCTTGCCTACCATGTATGGCAAAGTAATGCTGTATGGGTATATTGATTACCTTATGCCGTTCTGCACTCATGATCTGAAAACAACACGTCAGTATGCGGTTGGCAATTACAAGAGACACTGGCAACATAAGGTCTATCCTTATGCCCTCATGAAGAATGGTTGTGATGTTTACGACTTCGAATACAATATCTCGGAAATCGGAAAGACGTATTACAGAAACTACACAGAGAGTTATACGTTTAACCCTAAAAGGGATATTCCTCTACTCACTCAACACTGCGAAGGATTGATTAGTTTCATTCAAGAAAACAGAGATTTGATAACAGACAAGAAAATATTCAATTTGGTTTAATATGGCAGAAGAAAAGAACACCAATATCGTTGCACTCCAAGAAAAGGATGTGCAATTGGTGGTAAGCAAAGAAACTATCGGTCAGCTTACCACGAATATCAAAGAGGTTAAAGCTAGAGTTGAAAAGGCTTTGCCTATGTATGACATCAGCAACTATAGCACCGATGATATTCCAAAGTGCAAGGAAGACAAGGCTTTACTCAACAAGGCAGCTAAAGCACTTGACGATAAGCGCAAGGAGCTTGAAAAGGTTTGGAATAAACCTTTTGAGGAGTTCAAGACAACCTGTAACGATACGTGCAAGCTTATCAAGAATGCGGTATCTCTCATTGATGGCGTAATCAAAGAAGATAAAAATCGCACCAAGAAAGCTAAGAGAGAAGAGATTGAAAAGCTTGCTGAGAAATGCGGAGTGGAAACCATCGGTATCAAACTAGACCTCATCTTTGATGCAAAATGGCTCAACAAGACAACTTCAATGAAGTCTATCGAAAAAGCTATCACAGAAAAGGTTGATAACATCAAGAAAGACCTCGAGACCTTGAAGTTATTTGCAGAAGATTACGATGCACTTGCCGCCCGATACAAGGAGAATCTCAATCTGCAGGAGACTATCGCATACGCAAACAAGCTGAAAGAACAGCGTGCCAGCTCAGTATCCCCTAATAAGAAAGAAGCTGCAACACCTCCAACATCACCTCAGAAGGAAGTCGCGGAGAACAATGCAGCCGAGCAACAGGAAGAGAAGCCAAAGAATGGTAAGATGTCTTCTAATGAAGAAGATGCCATGGATGCTTTCGCTGCCGCTATGGGACAGTCGGTTGCACCTCCTACTCCAACCGAGACACGTACTTACGTTTGTACCGGTACAAAAGAGGCAATGGAATGTTTGGAACGCTTCATGCGTGACAATGGTATCACTTTTAATGTTCAGTAAAAATGGCATTTCAAATTAGTGGAATTATTCAGCATATAGGGAATACGGAGAGTATTCCCTATCAAGACAAAGTCTTCAAAAAAAGAGAGCTTGTCTTGGATTGCTCCTATCGTAACCAGTTCACAGGGCAGATAGAGAGAGCAAATTATCCAAAGTTCGAGTTTACAGGCAATCACGTTGATGATCTGAACGGCTTCAATATGGGTGATATTGTGACGGTATCATTCTCCTTGAATGGTTCACGCTCAGAGAAAGATGGGCAAGTCAGATACTTCACTAACGTTCAAGGTTATAAAATCGAGAAATATCAATCTCGTTATAATCAGCAACAGGGTGGAAATCAGACCGCACAAGCGGCTAACGGAAATCAGCCAACACCTACACAAGGGGCATGCCAAAGCGCACAACAAGCAGCTATGGAGTCTGCAAGAAATGCAGCAGCACCACCTGCACCTAATTTTCCTCCCGCAGTAGATGAGAACGGAAACCCTATTCAAGGTAATAATGATGATTTACCATTTTAAAACTTAGACTATGGCACTCTATAATTTGAAGAACGTTTACGATAGGAAGAAGTTCAAGGAAGCCTGCAATCAGATGGTTCTGAAGAACGAATACGTTGAATTGAAAAAAAAGAATACTCAACGTTCTTTAGCTCAAAACAGCTATCTACATTGTCTGTTAGGTTACTTTGCTTCCGAATTTGGTTACACTCTCGAAGAAGTCAAGTTTGATATTTTCAAAAAGATTTGCAACCGAGATATATTCGAGAGAAAGCGACTTAACAGAAGAGGACAGGTGGTTACCTACATCAGAAGTAGTACAGAACTCGATAAGGCAGAAATGACAACTGCAATAGAAAGGTTCAGAAATTATAGTAGTGCTCAGTGTGGGCTTTACCTACCTACACCTCATGAAGGTGAAATGTTATTTTTTGCTCAACAACAGATTGAGCAGTGTAAAGAATTTGTATAATTTAAAACAGAAAATATTATGTTAGCAGATTTGGATGGTCACAGACCAGAGAAGATTGAGTTTTGTTTGACCGAAGCTCAGAAAGAAATGTTCAAGGACGTGTTGGTACTTTGCGAAGGTGCAAAGAGTGCAGATGAACCTATCAAGGTTCTGCATGACAAGTTCAATGCTCTCTTCCCAGACAATGAAGTTGTTGACCGCAAGTATGATGATTTCGAGATTCACGCTATCCGTGAAGAGTACTGCATCAAGCAGGAGAATGATGTGCCAAAGCGCAAGGAAGAGTTGGAAACCGTTCTTGCTCAGATCAAGACGATGAAGAAGAATGCCGAAGAAGCATACGCATCAGCACTTCTTGAAGTCAGTGATTTGGCAGCAAGAGTTAAGAATGGCATCACGGATTTCCGCTTACCTTCTACTAAGACCGCTCGTATTGCTCTCAATGGTCATTACCTCTTCTTTGCTTGGGTAGATGATAAGTTCCAGCTTTGCAAGGTTCAGAAAATTCCAGATTGGGATAGAAGCGGCTTGTGGAGCCAGGAAGATGTCAATCAGCAGGCTATGAAGGAAGTTTTCGGCATCGAGTTCCCCGAAGTAGAAAAGCCAAAAACAAAGGCTGAGGAGCAGACTGATGATAATGACCTTCCTTTCGGTGATGATGATGAGAATGGTAATGATGAAGACGAGTAATCATGTACACACTCAGACCATATCAGAAACAAGCAAGTGATGCTGCCGTCAGAGCGTTCACAGGCAAGACTAAGAAGAATGGACTTCTTATCTTGCCTACGGGCGCAGGCAAATCGCTTGTAATTGCAGATATTGCAAGTAAGCTGGATAGTCCGCTACTCATCTTTTGTCCGTCAAAGGAAATTCTAGAGCAAAACTTCGCTAAACTGCAAAGCTATGGTGTTTTTGATTGTGGAGTATATTCCGCTTCTGTTGGTTGCAAGGATATAAACAGAATAACTTTTGCTACCATCGGAAGCGTTATGAACCACATGAAAGACTTTCAGCACTTCAAGTACGTAATGGTTGACGAATGCCATCTTTGTAATGCGAAAGGTGGACAATACAAAACCTTCTTCGAAGCCGCGGATAGACAGGTTATCGGCTTAACAGCAACACCATATCGACTAGGAAGGGGACTTAATGGCAACTCGATGCTAAAGTTCCTTACGAGAACTAGACCAAGAATATTCGATGAGGTTCTGTACTATTGTCAGATTTCAGAATTGCTTGCAAAAGGTTATCTTGCCGATTTGAGATACTTCGATTGCACTCAGCTAGATATGTCTAATGTGCATGCCAACTCAACAGGAAATGACTTTGATGAAAACTCCCTAAAGTTGGAATATGAACGAAGCGGATTCTATGATCAGCTTACTTCCACTACCCTACGTGTATTGAAGCCAAAGAATAAAATACCGAGAAAAGGAGTTTTGGTCTTCACTCGATTCACGGAAGAAGCGGAAAGATTGACAGATAAACTGCAACAGAAAGGTATTAATTCTGCAATCGTTACAGGCGAGACTCCAAAGAAAGAACGTGAAGCTATCTTGGAGAAGTTCAAGGATGGCACCATAAAGGTTGTCTCTAATGTCGGAGTTCTCACCACAGGATTTGATTATCCCGCACTTGACACGGTTATCTTGGCAAGACCAACGAAGTCTTTGAGTCTCTACTATCAGATGGTGGGACGAGCTATCAGACCTTTCAAGGATAAAGACGGATGGATAATCGACCTTGGCGGTAGTTTCCGTTCCTTCGGAAAAGTCTCTGATTTAAGAATAGACCTAGAGGTGCAAGGTTCATCAAGATGGTGTATCAAGTCTTTAGGCAAACAATTGACTAACGTAAGTTTTTAAATTATGAAAATTGAAGCAAAACAGATTAATGAGTGGGTTAAAAAAGCCTACGATAATGCTGTCAAACATGGATGGCATGAAGAAGAAAAGTCTAATGCGCATTGGTTGATGATGGTCTGCACAGAAGTAGCAGAAGCCGTACAAGCTGACCGCAAAGGAAACTATATGGACGACCTTGACAAAGAAGGTCTTAAAACCGTACTTGCCAACGACCATGGTGGCAGTTTGTTCAATAAATACTACTCTGATACCATCGAGGGAAAAGTAGAAAGCGAGTTGGCAGATATTTGTATTCGTGTTTTTGATTTGATGGGTGTTTGTGATGTTGAGGCAAAGGACGGATTTTCCACATTTGACTCTGAGGTTAAGTATGCTAAAGAGCATAGTTTTACCGAAAATGCCATCATGGTTACTAGAACTATCGTTTCGTGCAACCTTAACTCATCTATAAGTGTAAAGGCAGAAATGTTATGTGTCTTATATAAAAGTATTCTTTCCTCCGTTTTTGAATGGGCAGAAGCACTTGGAATCGACCTCGTTCAGCACATCAACTTGAAGATGCGTTATAACGAAAGCAGAGAATACCATCACGGAAATAAGCTGTATTAAAGAGTCCTATGGTTATGAATAAATACTATTTCAACCGCAAGCCAAAAGCGGCTCAAACCGAAAAAAAAGAGGTAAAAAAGACTACTTCTAAGAGCAAACCTAACTTGGTTAAAAAGCTCGATCGGATATTCTCTCTTTATATCCGCTTGCGTGATGTTATGGCTAATGGTTATGTTCGGTGTATATCCTGCGGGCAGATAAAGAGCTTTGAAGATGTGGACTGCGGTCACTTCCATAGTCGCCGCCACATGGCAACTAGATTCAATGAAGATAACTGCCATGCTGAATGTAAATTCTGCAATCGTTTCTCTGCGGACCACCTCATAGGCTACCAACGCAACCTCATTCAAAAAATAGGGCAGCAAAGATTTGATCTGCTAAACGTGAAGGCGCATTCTACATGTCACTTCACTTCTAGTGAACTAGAAGATATGATTGCTCACTATACGGCTGAGGTTAAGAAACTTAGCAGTCTCAAAGGTATCAAAGTTAATATTTGATAATATTTTCGGTAATATTATTTAATCAATAAATAATTTATTATCTTTGCACCGAAGAAATTAAATCTCTGAAACGTGGAACTTTCGGATAAAAAATATTCAGACCTCAATAAGTATTGTTTGGGTTCCACCTGCGTAAGCAGCTAAACAAGAAAGTTGAGGTTTTATTGTACAACTATGGCAGATTGGATAAGACTTCCTTGCAGCATGTTTGATTGGGATTGGTTCGATAAGCCCGAAATGCTTTCCCTCTTTCTATATTTGCTCAACAATGCAAAAGAGAAAGAAGTAAAGCATGATGGAATCGTCGAGCATAGAGGACAGTTTTTGACTAGTCTTGGAAAACTCAGCACTATTATTGGTGCAGGAAAACAAGTGGTTAGAACCTGTTTGTCAAAGCTAATAAAAATGCAGCTAATAGAAGTGAATACGGAAAGATTATATTCCATCATCACTATCTGCAATTATGATGACTATTTTGAAGCTGAGGTCAATAAGCCTAAAAATGAGCTAAAGAATGAAGATACTAAACCAGTAGAAGCACCTAAGGAAGATAAGCCTAAGAAAACGAAAGAGGAGATTGCAGCAGCAACCGAAAAGCGAAAGAAAAAATTCGGTCAAGATTTAGTTCCTTATGTTGCAACTTATGGCAAGGATATGATCAGAAAGTTCTATGACTATTGGTCAGAAACGAATAAGTCCAAAACTAGGATGAGGTGTGAGACTGAGAAAACATGGGATTTAAATCTAAGGCTACAAAATTGGGCAAGACGAAATAAAGACTTCGGAACAAAGCAATCTGGTACGGCTCTACATAATTCGGAAAACAAAGATTATAACGAAGGAGGATGGTAATTATGAATGTAGATTTCAATCAAATTATTCAAAGATTCGAGAAGGGAGAAGACTTGTTTCTCGCTGACAAGGTGAGAATAAGGATTCCTAACGCAGAACAAAGGCTTCGTGGGGGGCTAGACTATTTCGTTGATAAATACACCTGTGGGGAAGTTCCTCATGCGAAATGGCTAGAGAATAATTATCGTCCTATCGTTGATTGGATGACAGACAATAAAGGAAAGGGGCTTCTTATTACAGGTGGGTGTGGTCTCGGAAAAACTCTGATAGGTAAGCATATACTTCCTTTACTCCTTCAAGACTCTTGCAGAAAACTCGTCAATATCTTTACTGCCCAGGAGTTGAATACAAAGATTGATGAGATTCTGAAACTCCACATCATTTATATTGATGATATTGGCACAGAGGAGGTGTCGAAGGTTTATGGTAATGTACGATGTACATTCTCTGAATTATGTGATGCAGCAGAGCAAAAGGGGAAGCTTCTCATCATTACCACCAACTTAACTGCAAACGAACTCGAAGCAAAATATGGAGAACGAACTATAGATAGGTTAAAAGCCATCACTAAGTTTGTTCCTTTCACAGGTAAATCATTAAGAAAGTAGATATGGAAATTAAAGAAGACAAAGATTTCTTGTTTGCTACAAAGCAAGCTAGATTAGCAACCTTCCTTGAAAATGATGAGGAAAGAAGAATGTTTAGAAACGCCATTTACAACGCTATCAAGTGGGGTAAAAGACACTAGTATATAATCTTAAACAAAAGAGCAATGAAGATGTTACAAGACGTTACAGATTGGTTCAAGGCTGAAATTCTTGGCGACCAATCATTACAACAGGAGAGAAAGAAACTGAAATCACAGAAAGATTTCGAGAAGCGTATTAATGAAGCAGCTCGCCATGTCTGCCTCTCAGATCGTCCTAATGATGATGGGGCTCCATATCCTGTTATCTGCATAGATGACACCGTTATCTATAAAATCTGCGAGAATCCTCGAATCGAGAAAGGAGAAATCAGCCTTGAAGATGTAGGGGAAGTTTTGGTAAGGCAACGCATTCATTATGCAGAAAACAATCTGAATTACAGATAGTTATGCGGTTTAAAAGTTAAATAAAGTTGCTAAAAAGCGATTAAAGAAAGTAACGTTTGGTCAATCCAAAATTTCTTTGTATCTTTGCATCAGTTAATTAAACAACAAATAAGTTTAACAATTAAATGATAAGAGCAATGAAAAAGGTAAAGTACGTTATTAAGGCAACAAAGTTCAAAGATAACACATACGAAGATGTTGTTTTTGAAAATCAGCCACTCAGTCAAAAACAAGAAACATTCAGCGACGTAAAGCACATCTTAGATTTGGATTTCGAGAATGCTTTAGACGAAGGCAAGAAAGTTTTGTATGACGGAGTAGAGCTTGATATCTTCAATGAAGATGGTACAATTCTCAAAGAATGGATTCGAGACGTAGCATAAAGGTAATGGGGTGACTAACCATCACTCCACAATATATAGAGCAATGAAATACGAAGAAACGTTTAAATCCGAAGTAGCTTCAATTGAAGCTATGCTTTACAAAGCAAAACAACGTAGAAAAGAATATGGTGCATTGAATGCCATGATATACATGAAAGGATGGCTTAAAGTTGTCTACGAAGAACTGAACGATTTCACATTGACTTAACAAAAGATATGAAACATGTATGTAGTAATTGCATATCTTCCGATATATGCTATTGTGAAGGCAAGAAGCCTAATGACACTTGCCATCAATGGGAATGGAGATATACAGGTTTATGGTTTGATAATTAAAAAGTAAGACAATGGGAAAAGAGAAAGTTACAGTAAACGATTTGAAGGTTACACTCTCAGAGCTTGGTGTAACATCTGGCTTGAATCAGGAAAAGATTATTCAACGCCTGCAGGTCAATGGCTGTTTGATTGCAATGGTAACAGATGTATTGGATCAGCTCATCAAGGATGAACAGGGCATGTTTAGGCTGTTAAGCGTTCGCTACAAGCAAGAGCAGAAGATGCACTACACTCAAATGCAGGATGCAGCCAAAAAGTACTACTTCCATTTGAAACCCTTTAATAAGAGTTTCTTCGGTGATGAGAATATTTGCGCCAACCTGGAGGATAACGCAAATGACATCTATGAAATCATCAAGCTTCTTGCGGACCACACTAACGACCACAAGGATATGGAAGTGATTAAGAGAAACCTCAGAAAAAGAAAGTTGAACCATCATATTTTCGATTAAGATTATGTCAGTATATAAAGCAAACGTAGATTTATCAGACTTATTTCACGATATGTCTTACAATTATCAGAAAAGCTTCCTTGTTGAAGAGTTCTGTTCTTTACCTATAGAACATCAGGTAAAAGTTGTTGGCGAAATGCTGAAGAACCTTAATGGCGATCAGACAGCCAAAGTTATAGAAGACGCTTTTGATAACTTGCATGAGCAAGCACAGGAGCACGTAATCAACTATGTGAACGAATAAGGCTATGATGTCCGATAAACAATATAGAGTTGCTCGCAAGGGTGTTGTTGAGCAACTTAAATTAGCTCAGAGACTTCATTGCAAGCACATGGAGCAGAAGTATAAAGAGGCTTTGGAGAAGTTAGAGAAACGCTTCTTAAAGCCGGATGCCGTGGGCTGCTTCGATTTGGGCGCAAGGGTATCAAATAGTTATTATCATCTTTAAATGGTTTAGATTATGAAAATGGCAAAACATATTATTATAGATATAGAAACATTAGGTAGAAGAAATGATGCTGCTATTACTCAAATCGGCATAGTACCAGCAGATGAAAATTTCGATGTATTAGATCGTTATCTGATACAAGCAGAACCTAAAACTTGGAATACTTGTGAAAGAACATTCACTGGAGAAACTTTACTCTGGTGGATTCAGCAAAAGAACAGTCCAGAAAGTAATAAGCCTACTCATATTGTCCATAGCTACAAATTTTTAGTAGATAAGCTATATCAAATCTTTAATAGATACAATACAGAAGACACTATAGTGTGGACTAAAGGGGCAATGGACCTATTTTGCATTAAAGACATATGCGAGTATCTTAATATGGAAGTTCCCTGGAAGTTTTGGCAACCTAGAGACATCAGAACCGCAAAGGAGTTCATTAAAGAGTGGAAGACCTTTGAGAATAATAATCATAACGCTCTCGATGATGCTTTGAATCAGTTGAGAGAGTTGAAAGCTAACTTAATTGAAAGATAGATGGGTACAAAAGTAGAAGTAAGAACTATTCCTTTGCATGGATTGTTCATCCATCGCAAGCAGGTTTGGCGTTCACTCGGTAAGCTGAGAGCTGAAAGCCATTCTACGACAGCGCAAAAGGTGTTTATGAATGAGCATAATACTGAGGTATCAACTGAGAATGCTGATTTCATTGATGGCTTGAAAGTCACTCCTTATGATGGTGAGCTGCCCAAAATATCAAAATACGTTGGTAGTATGAGTTACTACCAGTATTGTTTAACGCAAAAATTGGTTTAGTTATGAAAGAAAAGATAAACATAGCGAAAATACTAAAGGATAAGCCGCAAGGAACTAAGTTGTACGACTTATTACGCAATATAGACGTAAAGTTAGATGAAGTTCACATAACAGATGTTGGCACTTATATTGAATGTACATCAACTAATGAAGTAGGCAGCACTTTTTTGTTTGATTATTCAAAATTAGGTACAGAAGAAAGTTGGCTTGATGGCTTACAGATTCTCCTTCCTTCCAAAGAAATGCGAGACTGGTCTAAGCTCGCTTGGAATACAGGAGACATTCTAGTTAATAAAGATGGAAATGCACATGTTATCTTCGAGGGGTTTGATGATGATACCTACGAAACTTTCAATGGTAATAATTATCTATGGAAAAATGAGGGTATTATAATGTGCTTCGGAGAGTATGAAGACGAATTGCCAACATCAGATTTCAGCAAAGCAAACAAAGAAGACGCTCAGAAATACATCCGCCAAATAGAGAAAAGACTAGGCTATAAGTTAAACTTTGAAACTTTGAAAATTGAAAAGTCTGAGTTCAAGGATGGGGATATTGTCACCATTATACCTCATATTGGAGATAAGCTTATCTATCTTTTCAAAGCAGAAGATGACGAAAAGTATTATGGTCATGCTTTTCTTGACGGTAACATAGCTATTGTTAATGAGGATAGTTATTGCCAAAAAGACTTCTGTACAGCTCGTCCATCTACAGACGAAGAGAAGCAACAGCTCTTCTCAGCTCTCGCAAAAAAAGGCAAGGCTTGGGATGCTGAGAAGAAAGCTATTGTGGGCTTGAAGCCAAAGTTTGATGAGCTGAAACCATTTGATAAGGTGTTGGTTAGAGATAGTGAATCAGATAAGTGGCGTGCAAATTTGTTTGGTTATATAGACAAAGATGAATATTATCATTGCGTTTTTGCTAATTGGGTATATTGCATTCCTTATGCTGGTAATGAGCATTTGTTAGGCACAACTAAAGACGTGGAGGGCTAGGTATGAAAGAGCTTAAAGTTGGCGAAAGAGTTGTCTTGGGTATCGTTGTAACTGAAACTATAACTTGTGCGGGTTGCTTCTTTGAAAGTAAGGGTGCTTGTGAAGTTTGGAGAAAATATCCATGCGAAAGTAAACAACGCTCAGACCATAAGAATGTAATCTTTAAAGAAGTTAAGGTATAAAAATGAAAAAGAATAAACATTCATTAAAGATAAGTCGTAGCTACTTTGGCGATACTACCCTTGATGGTTATCCAATAGCTATATATTCGAATGATGAATTGAAGATTCTAAAGAACCTGCTAGAAAAGGTTCTGTGTGAAGTAAATGAATATATAAAAGACTAGGCGTATGAAACAGAAGTTGAAAATGATATGGCGAATACTCCGTGACAGACAGGTTGTAGTAATAACCGAAGACCACGGAAGTATGTACTATAATTGGGATACAAGAAGTCTTGAGGATGTTTGCCATATGTGTCACAAGGTATGTGAAATGGCTCTTATGATGGATAATAAAAAGTAAAACGTATGGAAAAGTTAGAATATATTCCAGGAGATTTGGTGATGACAAACGGAGTACCTTTAGGCACCTCTAAGAATGTTGTTTACCGAGTAACATCATCTGACCCATCAAAGACTTTGGAGTTGGACGACGGAACGGTTCTGAAAGGTGTTGTCTGCTTAGAGAACATCGAAGGTGCGGAATTTGGAGATAAAGGCTATCTCTCAGGTGACTGCTGTGCTTGGGTTAAGGATATTGTTCCTATTAATCTTGTGCCCGCAATTTTGGAGAAGAATGGATGGGATAAATCCATAGGCTGGTTTTACGTTGGCGAAGAAGAGCGTGGCTATCAGTTTTCCAAGGAACTAGATGATAAATGGGATGAGCTTGATAGAATGACTTATGGTGACTTACAAATCTGTCAATGTCATAATCTTAGAGATTGGAGCTATATAAATGAATGTAATCACGATTTCCGTTTTGAGTTTACCTATGTTCACAAACTCCAACATTTATTATATGCCTTGCATATAGATAGTAACTTAAAAATATAATGATATGGCACAGAAATATATTGAAGGTGATGTTGTTATGTACGACAACAAAATCATGGTTGTCAAAGAGCCAAGAGACGGAAGTCACTTTGACTTGTCTTGTCCTAAAGAAGGATTGGTGTATTGTCTTGTAGACATTGAAAATATAAAGCCAGTACGTCTTACTCCAGAGATTCTGGAGAAGAATGGATGGAAGGATGATGGCTATGATTGGTATAGATTTCCAACAAAAAGAGCTTATCTGTATATAACAAAAGATATAACAACTTTGGGTGAGTTCTTGGTGTGTGTAGGTCTAGATAGACATAATCTTGCTAGTATTAACTTTGTTCATCAGTTACAGCACATTCTTTTCGCCTTGAACATTAATCACAAAATGGAGGTGTAGGTATGGCAAAGTGTCCTTTTAATAAATATAAAGAGTGTCAAGAATCAGATTCGAGATATTGTTATTGTACTCTTCCATGTGATGTGTATAATAATTATAAGAATAAGTTGTTAACTTAAAAGTATAGAGATATGAAATTAGGAGAACTCAGAAAAATCATAGCAGATATAGACACAGTATATGATAATTGTGATGTAACTTGTTATGAGAGCAATGGTAATTTAGGATATGCAAGTATTGCAACTACTGCTTATCTTGGGAAGACGTATGTAAATCAAGGCTATCCTATACGTAGAACATTTCAAATTCAATTTGAATTACCAGATAAATTAAAAATAATTATTTAAAGTAACTAACCGCCTTCGGGCACTAAAATATAAGTAATATGACAGAAATAGAATTATACAACAAATTACAAAATGTAGAAGGTCGTTTAAAGATGGTGGATTCACAAATATTAGAGCTTCGCATAAAGAAGAATGATATAATGAACGACTTTCTTAGTTTGTTACCTTTTCAGAAAGGTGACAAGGTGAAAGATAAAAATGGCAATATCTTTTTCATAGAACGTCTAAAAGATGCTATGTTTCTCGGAAAGAATAAAATCAATGTTCATTTTCTTATCCGAAAAATAAAGAAAAACGGAGAACCTTACAAAGACGCAAACGAATCTTGGGGAATTGATTATTTTTCCCTAGAGAAAGTAGTAGAGTAATAACCATCCTGTAATGGAAATAAATAGATAGTAATATGAATACAGAAAAATTAGAAAGAGGAAATATCTTAGCAAAGAGTTTAATTCCTAAAGTAGATGTACTCTTAAGTATGTCTCCAAAAGTAAGCAGTGGTGAACTTGCAGATGCTATTCGGAAATTATCACTGCTTGATATGGAATTTGATACTAAATTCAAGCAGCTTCTGAATGAAACAAAACAGAGATTTCAGAAAGAGTTTGATGAGCTTTAGTAAAACTAACCATCCCTTATGGGATATAAATATAAAGTAATTATGAAAAAGTTTATTGGTACAAAGGTCATTATGGCAGAGCCCATGACTATGACAGAAGCACAGAAAGTGCTTGGTAGAGAAATTAAGCCAGCAACCGATGAGGAAGATGGCTACTTAGTAGAGTATGATAACGGATATAAGTCTTGGTCTCCAAAGAGTGTGTTTGAGAAAGCCTATCGTGAAGTAGGATCTGTTAACTTCGGCGGAGCTATTAACTTGTTGAAGGCTGGTCTTGCGGTAAGACGCAAGGGATGGAATGGTAAGGGATTGTTTATCGTGAAGCAGGTTCCTTCTCATATCACAGGTGACATCATTCCTAATATGCAGTCACTCCCTCAGTCTGCCAAGATCATCTTGATGAACCGTGAGAATCCTCACATTGACTATACTAATCAGATGCTTATCATCAATCCAGATGGCAGAGCAGATTCTTGGGTTCCTTCTTCTAGTGATGTATTTGCGGAAGATTGGGAAGTTGTAACAGATTAACTAACCGCCCTCTCCCTTTTACAGGAGAGGGTAAAAAGAATAGAATTATGATTAAGACAGTTCCAGACCCTACTTTGATGTGTGATGGATGTGTGTATGATGGTAAGTTTGAGTGTATTCAGCACGCATGTTGTGCAGACCCGAACAATCCCGTTAAGTACATTGAAGTAACAGAGTAACTAATAGCCCTCTCCTTGGTAACAGGGAGAGGGTAAAAAGAAGAGAATATGGCAGAGATTATTTATTTTGGAACAAAAGGGTGTTCCGGTCATTATCCTATTGGCATCGACAAAGTGCTGACCTCGGCAGAATATGGAATGTGGCGCGAATGCGATAATGAAACTTGGATAGATAATATCCGAAAGAATCCTGGTCGCCATCTCATCAAGCATCACGGAGAGGTTTATACTAATTATGGTGTTCCGTTCTCTGTAGATGATGAAAGAGGAGGCTCACATACCGAACTATTTTGGAAAGGCATTCATACGAAAGAAGAAATCGTCAACTTGATAAAGAATAATCAGTTTTTGGCAAGGCAATTCAAAATGGATGAGGCAATTAAAAATGTGGCAACAGTTTGTGGTGTCAGGTACGAAGATATTAAATCTGCGATAAACATGACACAAGTATTCGCAGGTGGAAAAAAAAAGAGAATATGAATGCAAATAAAATAACATTAGCTGGCTATATTGTATATCTCCAAAGTATGTATAAGCGATATGGCAATATAAGTATTGCGCAACTAAAGCATATAGAAAGAATCAGAAAAAAAAAGGAGGATAAGCAATGAGTAAAGTAACTGCAATTAATATAATTATCAAAAAGAAGAATCAATTAAGAAAGCATAAAGAGGGATATGTTTCTTACATTAATATTGATGAAGTTCTTGTGTGGTTGAACGATATTCAAAAAGAATTGGAGGATGATTATGACTAGAGAAGAATTACAAAATAAACTTGGCGATGCTATCTGTGAATATTGCAACAAGAACATTATTTCAGAACATAACATCGGCATAGGTTGGCTTTGCGAAGGTCAGTATTGTGAGGAAGCACAAGATGGCTACGCAGCAGAAAATAACATAGAATTGGAGGACTAAGTATGATACAAAAACAGACATGGAAGGACGAAATCAGAATTTTAATAACTGATGAAGAAAATCTTGGTTCTGTTCAAATATCCATTCCGCTTTATGTTAGTGATATTTTCGGCAAAACTGAAGCTCTAATATATGCACTTTGGGTGGACGTTGTTCATAGGAGAAATGGTGTTGCGCAACGCCTATTACAACTAGCAGAGCAACAAGCTAAGTTGAATGGAGTGAAGACAATCGGATTAGAATTTAACAAAGATGAATCTGATAGCTTTGTTCTAGATTGGTATCTCCGCAGTGGTTACAAACCATTTAATAAGAAAAGTAATTTATTGATCAAGAAATTAGAGGATTGAGTATGAACAATAAAGTTAAAGAAGCATTGGGTAGTGCAAGCTACCTTACATATCACTGGAGACAGTACTCCTTTGAGCAGCTTGAAAAAGAAATGGTAAGAGTGTGTGGATTGTGCCACAAAGCATTGGGCATTCCACAAGATGATAGCGTTACAGACTTCGAGCGAGGTCAGTGGTCAGTTATCCAAAATGTGATTGGCTACATCAAAGATTATAGCTCAGCAGCACAACTTTGCCGAGAAGCTGGTATCGGTTATAAGAAGATAAAGGCTCTTCAGAAGGATTGTGGTTATTCCTACAAGGAAGAAGTTAATGACTTCCTAAAGGAAAGTCGTAATGGTGGAACTTATTTGAAATTGGAGGAATAGTTATGGCATGGGTAGCAACTAATGGAAATGGTAAGGAATTTCTTTTTGAAAAGAAACCATACAGAAGTGGACGTGGAGAATATGGATATTGGAATCCTACATATTCTGGTATCGGTGGTTGTGTTCTTATACCTCATGGAAGTATCAAGAAGCTCATCGGAAGAGAGTTATCTTGGAGCGATGAGCCAGTAGAACTTAAAGAAGAATAGCTTATGTATAGACCGATTACAATGTATCAGATTGTTTGCGATAGATGCGGAGAAGTATTTGGAGGTACAGATACTTGCTCTGCACTATTCTACGACAAGAGTACTGATATTGAAGACTTCTCAAACTGGAAAATGATTGATGGTAAACACTATTGTCCCGTGTGTTATGGGGTGAGGTCATTGATGGAGTGTATAACGTTAAAGCAAAAGAGATATGAAGATAGAAAATATCAAATTTAGGGCTAAACGTCTTGACAACGGAGAATGGATAGAGGGGGAAATTTCTCATTTCGAAAATACTATATGGATAGTACCCATTGATCATAAACCATTCTATTCGGGATGTGCAGAAGTCGATCCAGGTACTATCTGTATGTTCACAGGACTGAAAGACAAGAACGGAACACCTATCTATGAGGGGGATATGATTATGCACAAAGATAACAATGCGGAAAGAAGAGGTGATATTAATTGGGATAGTAAAGCTGCTGCTTTCTGCTTTGGGCAAGATTTCTTAGTTCACTACTCTTCTGAAGATATGGTAGTTGTCGGCAACAAATTCGATAAGTAGCGTATGAAGAATAAGATATTAGACTTTATCAAATCAGCCGTTTGGCTCTTTTTGATTTTCATAATAGGGGTATTTGGTTTTAGGGTTTCTTTCAGCTTAGGAACTCCACACAAAAAAGAAGAGTTTAATATAAAAATATTCACCAAGAAAGGGCATGAATACCTGTTTGTGGGCAAGGAACATGGAGCTTGCGTTATTATTCACGCTAGTAGTTGTCCTTGTAATAAAAAGAAGTAGCTTATGAAAGTAAAGAATATACCAAAGAAGATTTACCTCAACATCTGTAGCAACGAAGATGAGGTAGATTACAATAAGCTGAACGGAGTAACGTTCAGCTCAGAAAAGGTTGGTGTTACCGATTGTGATACGGAAAACGTTCCTTACGTGAATGCTGCATCATTATGGCGCGACTTAAAGGAAAATAAGCCACCATTAAGAAAGTGGGTGATGTTCCGATATAGTGGAGGTGGCGTAAATCCTACGGCTCTTCACTACGGAGCAATGAGTGATGATGTATGGATTGTCACAAGAGGAGACGGAACACAGCGTATTGAAGTTCTGTACGAGTGCTACGATAAGATAGAGTGGCTAGATTTTGATGAACTAAAATAGTAATAGCGTATGAAAGTTAGGTTGGCAAAGAAGATAATGAAGTATCGCTCTGGCAGTTTTTTATATGAATTGATGCGCTTGGAAGGCTTGGACGTTTCTAAAGAGCTGTCAAAGATAAAGCAATACTGGGAGCCTAGATGGGCTTTGTATTATGCCACTAAAGGTGGTTGTCATGGCAGAGTTGACCATCGTATCGTAAAGGCTAAAAAGATTACAGAAAGATATTCTCGCAAGCTGATGAATTGCCTTGCTAGGTTTGCTGGTAAAACTCATTTCGATATTAGAGATATATCAAGTAGTGCAAATAAACTAAAAAGATATGACTTATGATAAGAGAAAGATATTATTACGCAGTAGCCGCCTTCATGCGTAAGGATGGCAAATTAACCTATACCTCAGTTACGAGTTCCGTTAAGGGGGAAGAGAAGGATATAGTTTTCTATCCTCTCATGAACCTCATCACTGACGTCGAAGAGCGATTCAAGGATGATATGGTTTGTGGTACAACTATCATACATGGCGTTACTGAGATTAGTAAAGAGGACTATGAAGCCTATAACGAACGCATAGCTAAGATAAATAAGAAGGAGGGTTAGCACATGACTTTTTTGAATATTACCGTAGGTGAGAAGGAGTTTGATGAAATCAAAGAAGGCAAGGTAGGACTAGTATGTTTACCTTGCACTCCACTTTGGTGTCATACATTAGTCGATGGTGTAAAGAGGGAGGAAAGATTAGACCAATTAACGGCTAGATTAGATAGTAATGGCAAACCTCATATTCAGTATGGAAATTCTGTTGACCATTACTTTAAGAAAGTTGATTATGTTCAGCTTTCCTGTAAGGTTGGTTCTCAAATAAGAGTTCTCGTTAAGGATTGCGCAGGTTTCAGTATTGAGACTACTCAAACGAAAAAGGACAATGGCTTTGTCGAGTTTAAGCCAAAAAACTTTGTTGTTCATCTAAAATAAACAAAATATGATTATGAAACAAGAAATGCAAAAATCAATCTTAAAGATTCAAACAGCAGTCGAAACTCTGACAAGACAGAAAGTTATCGATAAAAATGTGTATGATTTTGTCCATGGAGAAATCAAATCTCTTTCGGAAAGTGTGGAGAATATAGAGGAAGTAAATAACCTAGATGAAACACTCCTTACCTTCACAGATAAGGAGGAGTATGTAAACCAGCATATCAACCTTGCTGATACATCTGTACTTTGCAAAGAGTTGAATAGAAGAAAAGACATTGGTGACGATTTCTTTGTAGTAGCAACAGAGGGAAAATAAGTTAGCTTATGGAAAGATTAACTAAAGTAATGGATAAGTATTTATCAGAAGCAAAGAAGAAGGTTCTTACCCTCGCAGTCAGCAAGGAATGGTTCGATATGATAGTGTCGGGCGAAAAGAATGAAGAGTATCGGGTGATTAAAGGTTTTTGGATGAGTCGTCTTCTCCTTATCAAGGATGAAGAGTGCAAAGATTTCGATAAGTACGATAAGCTCCATATCGGCAAGACATTTGAGATGCTTATAGACATCAATACTATCAAGGAGAAACTGAATAATGGTACAATGAAGTTCGTACCATTCACTCACGTTCTCTTCAAGAACGGCTACTATGACGATAGCCCAAAGGTAGAAAAGGAGATTGAGAGTATAACCATCGGCAAGCCGAAGAAAGGTCTTTGCCCAGGCAGGTGGTTGGATCATGAATTTTTCATCATCAAGTTCAAGTAATATGGATAAGACAACAGAACTATCATATAATCACCTCATTTCGCAACTCAGAAAAGAAAACGCTGATTTGAGGAATGAGGTGCGAGAATTAAGGAAGTTGCTAACAAGAAAAGGTGACAAACCGCCTAATTAACACTCCGTAACACCATGTTAAAAGGTATTTTTGCGCTTTTCTTGTCAAATTAGCTTCCTGTAGTTTTCGGTAACATTAGTTAAGTTAACGAAACGGCAAATACTTCACATAAGCCTTTCTAAGCTGTTCTATTTTCTTCCCCATATCCTTATATCATTTTTCAGAAAAAGCCTTATATAGAGGAAAATAGGTTTTATTTAACACTCTAGTAATCAATAAGTTATATAAAGTTAAGCAAGAAAAATAATGTGGTTAAAATTTAGTCAAATGCCAAAAAATGACTATCTTTGCACCATCAAAAATAAATAATAACAATTAAAAGATAAGAGAAATGAAACAGACAGTAAACGTATCAAACAAAGCTGAGGTTGTAGCAGCAGTTACAAGTGATTTTGATGGAGGTTATAACTATTTCGAAGGTGACATTCGTAAGGGTAATCTTAGAGCGCATGTAGTTAACTGCTTCTATGGTAACAAGTTGAGAATCCAGATTACCTATTGGGAAGATGGCAAGAGCGTGGCTGTTGAAACCGCTTCAACATGTTCAACAGCAAAAGGGATTGTTAGTAAGGTTTCTAAATTCTTAAACGTTAAGTAATCATGACAGCATTAGATTTCAATGATAGAGGACGAGCTTTCGTTTCATTCGATGAGTTCAACAACTATATGAATGAACGTCTGGAAGAAGGTGATTACACCAAAGAGAAAAACGGAATCACTTACTACTATAATAGTGGCAGTTGTCTTATCGGCAAGTATGACAATAACGAAGGTTTCGGAATTACTTATTAATAAATACAGCCCTCGACACCACGGTAAAGTAACAGCGTATGAAAAATATTTATGGAAAGACCATTAAGCCAAAGTACGAGGTCGCTCTTAAACAACATGTTAAAGGAAGTGTGGATGACGATTATGAAAGTATAGAGTTCCATTCCGCTTACAACTATTGGGAGTCAGTCCGTATGGCTAAGAAGTATTCGTTTGGCATCGGTTCAGAAAATAAACGCTTTGCCGAAACCGATAAATTGGACGCTGGTCTTGCGCAAGTAACGGTAGTTTGTTATTATTCAGACGATACATCAGACTACAACGAAGTATGGCAAGAAGAATATATTAATGGCAAGAAGACGGTAAGATATTAGTTTTAGGCATAACGGATAGAAAGATAAAAAGGTAACGACTGGTCCAACCAACTAGTCACAATAAGAGCAATGAAATGTTAGACAGAACAAATATTCACTTTAAGAAAGCAGTAGAAGCTATATTAGAAAAGATAAAAAGAAATAAGGGGAATGTATCGTTAGGTCTTGATACAGATTACTTATCCATCTGTTTATTTACAGACGACAGCGAAACTTTTTATCAAGACATGATTTGTAATTTTCATACTAAAGACGAAATCCGTCAGAAGGTAGATAACTTCAACAAAATGTATTACGCATGCAGACAATTAAAAAAGAAAGGAGGTCGCCATGAGTAAGGAGTACATTGGAACAGATTGCTATAATCGCAAGATGGAGCTTTACCATATCGGCAATGAAGTTTATTGCGACCACATCAAAAACGGAGTTGTCGTCAAGACAAACAGCATCACTGTAGATAACCGCATTCTTGGATTGTTTGGCAGTCCTCATACAAGCGGAGCATATATCTACGATGAGATAGCAAGAATGTATGGCAAGAAGTTATAATAACTGCATATAAAAAGTAAGAGCAATGAAGACAGACAACGTTTTAGAGCATTTCGCTGAAATGATGATTTCACGAATGCAAAAGATGAAGGCAGGAAATTGGAAGATGGGTTGGTTCACCACATCTTATGGTGGGAACCCTGTGAACCTTGGAGGGCGTGAATATAATGGAATGAACTCATTCTTCCTGTTCCTCTGCATGATGGACGAAGATAGATTCAAATATCCTATCTTTGCTACCTTCAATCAGATAAAGGCATTAGGAGCTAGTGTGAACAAAGGAGAGAAAAGCTTCCCTGTTCTATTTTGGTCCATTCAGTACAAAGACAAGAATGGAAACAAAATAACAGAAGACAGCTACAACGGAATGACTCGATCAGCCCAACTAGAATGCAAAGTTCAGCCTTTCTTGAAGAGCTACAATGTGTTCAACCTCAGCCAAACCAACCTCGAAGAGGTAGCACCTAAGACGATGAATAAGTTGAAGGAGAAGTTCAGTCTCAAAGATAAGAATGAGTTGCCGACAGACACGGCTGGTATGTACGTCAACGAGAAAATTGATGATATGCTTCTTTATCAGAAGTGGCTCTGCCCAATCCGCTACGACAAGTATTCAAGTGGAGCTTTTTACAGAGTTGGGGTAGATGATATTACAACACCTCTTAAAAGTCAGTTCAAGAAGGGCAATACAAAGCAGGAGATATTCGAGGATGGACAGGAATACTACTCAACCCTTCTACATGAAATGGTTCACTCAACAGGTCACAAGTCTAGATTGAATAGAGGGTTTGAGGAAGAGAAAGGAGAAAAGGACTATGCAAGAGAAGAGTTGGTTGCAGAGCTTGGAGCAGCTCTTATCGGAAACGTCCTAGGCTTTAGCAGTCGCATTTTAGATAATAACGCTGCTTACCTAGATGGTTGGATCAGCAAGCTTAAAAAGCAACCAAAGTTCATCGTTTCTGTTTTGACAGACGTAAACAAGGCAGCTAAAATGGTATTAGAAATCGTGAACAAAGAAAAGGCACAATTACTAATGCCTGCATAAGATATTTTATTGCTCTATCTAAGGCGGTATAAGCGGATTTGCTTGTATCGCCTTTATTCATTATCATCAAAAACATAAAAAGCTCTATAAGCGAAAATAAATATGCAATTTCTTGGTTAAATCTATCTGTTGATTAAATATTTTTAGTATCTTTGCACCAAAAGTAGTAAAGATATGAACATCGAAGAAATACTCAAGAAAACTGATACTATCAGCCAAAAGATAGAAGAGCTACGCAGAAGGACTGTAATGGTCCCTTTGTGGAGTTATCTTTTGAGTTTATATGAGCCAGCAAGCCATAAGGTAATGACAGATACCATAAGCCTTCGTGATAAAGACAATGGTGAAAAATCATCCCGTATAGCGGTTGCCCTTGAAAAGCTGCTCACAAACAGAATAACAGAATTTACATTCTCTATACCAGTTAAGAGAAAGTACAACACTCCAGAAAATGATATTCAGAGGGAAATCCAAAAGGCATTAGAAAAAATCTACGATTGTGCTCATATTGACAACATGAACTACAAACGTGGACTAGCCTATTTCGCAAGCTGTGAAATCTTCACCATCTGGTATTCTGTTAAGAAGCATAACTCTCTATATGGTTTTGAATCAAACTACAAGTTGAAGTGCAAAACCTTCTCCCCTATGGATGGAGTAAGATTGTACCCTATCATTGATGAGTATGATGATATGCAAGCTATGTCGTTTGAATATGATAAGACCGTTTCCGATAAAGAGACGATAACATTCTTCGAAACCTTTACAGAAAACTATCATTTCATTTGGAAGAAAAGTAACCTTGGTGAAATGTGGGAGGAAGTAACTGCACAAGTTGATGAGGATGGGAACACTAAGAGTGGTGAGGAAATCATCATCCGTAAGATTCCTGGAGCATACCTGTCTCGACCTCATGCCATCTACGAGGGGCTTGATAATATCCGAAGTGAATTTGAGTATAATGTCAGTCGCAATAGCAACGTGATTGCATATAACTCTGCACCAATCGCAAAAGTCAAGGGTGGCATAGTCGGACAGGAGAAAAAGGGAGAAAGTTTGCGTATATGGAGAGTCGAGAATGATGGCGATATTTCATACGTATCATGGAATCAGTCGCAAGAAGCGGTTAGCGGTCAGAATAAAACCCTCCTCGGATTGTACTGGATGCTTTCTCAAATGCCAGATATTAGCTTTGAGAACATGAAATCTCTTGGTAATATCGGCTACGATGCAAGACAGACGTTGCTCACAGATGCACATCTGAAAGTTCGCATGGAATCGGGCGCTTTCAAGGAGTTCTTTGAAAGAGAGTTCAATGTAATCAAGGCATTCTTAAAGGTCATGAATCCAAAATGGGAAAAGGAGATAGATAACGTCACCTGCGACCACATCATCACTCCTTACATACCAAAGGATGAGAGCTACGACATCACCATCAGACAAAAGGCTAATGGTGGTAAGCCGGTAGAAAGTCAGCTTGAATCCATCGTTAAGCTTGGGCAGTCGCAAGACCCTCAGCAGACAATGGAGGATATTCGACAGGATGAACTTAATGCGGCAGCAGTACAGCAGTCTGCTTTTGCTATGGGTGAACAAACAATATAAACGCAATAAACTGCACAAGTTATGAAGAAGAAAATCGCAATTTGGCTATTCAAGTTAGCAAGAAGACTCTACCCTATCAGTGTAACTGTCTTCGAACAGAAAGAAATTCTAGAGCCAAAGGTATGTGCCAAGGCTTATAGTATCGACAAAAATTACATTCGCCACTACAAGCGAGACCATCATGTCAAGTCCATGAGAGAAGCTTTGCGTGAGATAACAAAGGAAACTCTCGCACAGGCAAAGAAAGATGTACTCAATACTATCGAATCCAAGATCATGAAGCAGAGAGTATATCAGAAGGATGGCAATACGATTGTAGAGGTAAAGGTTAATTGCTATGTCTCCAAAGAAGAAGGTTAAGCCTATTCCAAAAGAACCTCAGTTCTGCAAATTATGTGCCCACGTTTCCAATCCACGTAATCTTAGTGTTACGGGAGAGCCAACGTTGGGCACTTGCCCTTATGAGGAGTTTGCTATCCTCTATCAAAGGGAATGTGTAAACGAACATTATAAGCCGAAATAAATGAGACCAAATATCCCCAATCAAAAGAAAGCATACGATGCTCTGAACAGACGCTTAGTTAACTACGTGGCACAAGTTCAGAGCATTTATGATAGAATCGCTAGCCAAGTTGCTACTGCTATAGATGGTGTCGGTTATGATGGTTCTGCGGAGTTCTTGTTTGGGGACTATCCAGAACTGAAACAAACCATCAATGGCATCATGACTAGTTATGCTGCACAGATGAATAACCTCATCTATGCAGGTACCACAAATGAGTGGAAAGAAAGTAACATCATGCAGGACCTACTTGCAAGAAAGGTACTTCGTGCTTATGATTTTGAGAAGGGCGGAGATAAGTACAACAGGTATTTCCAAACTAATTCAGATGCTTTGAAGGCTTTTCAGAATAGGGTTGATAAGGGGTTGTCTGTTTCACAGAAACTATGGTATCAGTCACAAGCCTTGAAAAAGGAGTTGGAGCATACCATATCAACTGCAATAGAAAGAGGACAGTCTGCGGTTGTTCTCAGTAAGCGAATCAGTAAGTATCTGTTAGACTATCCTTCATTAAAGGCAGATTATACAGAAAAGTTCGGAAAAGCCGCTACATGCGCGAATTGTCAATACGCTTCTATACGTTTGGCAAGAACCGAGATAAACATGGCTTACCGAAAGGCAGAGCAGACACGTTGGCAACAATTTGATTTCATCTTGGGATATGAGATTAAGTTGAGTAAACGCCACCCTGCACCCGACATCTGTGATGATTTGTTGGGAATATACCCAAAAGACTTTGTCTTCCTAGGTTGGCATCCTAACTGCATGTGTTATGTTGTACCTATTGTGATGAGCGATGAAGAGTACTATGGTTCTCCTTCCATTCAGAAGTCAGCTATGATTTCTCGCACCCCAAAGAACTTTAATGACTGGGTACGCAATAACCGCAGCCGAATCGGGCAAGCTGAAACACTTCCATACTTCTTGAAGGATAACAGAAAGTATTGGCACCTGTCCGTTGAGGACGCGGCTGAGTACCGCCATGCTGACAGAGACGAAAAAGCCATAAAGCTTGCTTGGAAGAACAGAGACTTATTGAAATACAACATAGATGTAGATAATTCTGACATAGCGACATTAAGGCGAAATGCTAAAGCCTATGAAGTTGATATATCAAGCTTTGAAAAATTCCTCACTACACATCAATTTAAAGAGAGTTTTGGAATGCTGACTGATAGTGAACGCTCTGTATTATCAGATATGTTCGACAAGTATGATGACAAGGTTCGTCAAGCTGTAGAGTCTTTCGGCAGGACAAAGAAAAGTTATCTAGCAAAGTTTGATTATAGCTATAATTTCGGCGATTGGATGGATGGCATAACTAATAAGTTTGCAAATATCACTCCTACACAATTCGAACCAGTGAGCAAGATAAAACCAAAGTTGAAGGCTACCTATGATGAAGCTCGTAGGGAACTGCAAGACCTTCGTTCTATTCCGTTGAAGCCTAAGAAGCTAATAGATGATTTCGATGATTGGGAATTGGAGACTGCATTAGACGACCAGGAAGCAGTTATGGCAGGAAAGAAACTCATGCAAAATCTGTATGGTCCAAACATTGATAACGTCAATTCTTGGATAAGAGTAGAATCGGCTCGCATAACAGAAGGCTGGGGCAAGGCTTATGAGGTCTTTCTTGACGAGTATCATAACGGCTTGAAGGAGGTCATGGAAGCTGCTACCCATCTGAACGAATTGAGAACAGCAGATTTGAGTATTATTCCTACAAGATGGATTCCTCGCTTCAATGATTATATCAAGACTATAGAAACTGCAAGGATTGATGTCCGAGGTTACGAAAGGGTTTATCGTGAGATAGAGGGTGCGTACAACATCTACAAGCTGTCTTCGGATCAAGATTTGATTGCGTATGGCTTAGATAAGCTATCCTTCAATACACCTCATACCATCGTGGAAGGCTTTAGAGGTATTGGATTGAGTCCGACCAAATGGCTCGGAAAGAAAGAGTTTTATGATAGCTTTGACAAGTTTGTTCCTTGTATTAGCCTTAGCGGAAACAAAGCATACTTTTGGAGCAAATACAATCATGTGCGAATAGACTTCGATGGTCTGAAGGAAAGAATCTTAAATTCAGAATGGTATCGCAAGGGTCTCCAATATCACGAATACGGACACGCTAAAGCCGCATTACAAGGTAATTGGGAAGGAAATGCAGACTTCAAAAATCTTTATAAAAGGTTTTTTGCTGACTACAACAAGCCCGAATATAGATACGTAGATGGAGAAGGTGTTTCGCAATGGAAAATCGCTGATAGACTATTTGAAGAGCTCAAACTCGTAAAAGACAAAACGTATGATGTAATGGAACAATTTGGCAAAATCTCTGATACTTTGCAAGCTATCGACAAAGACCACAACTGGATACAGGGAATGTTAGGACACGACGTCGATTACTTCGCATCGAGTTTGCATAATTGTTTAGCTGATATTATAGCCCATTTAAGCGAAAATTATTGGTCTAACAATAAATACTTCAAAAAGGTTTTGCCAAGGCTTTATAATGAGGCTATGGCTCTCTATGAGAAGTATTATAAGCTAAACAAACCGACAAAAAGATAGGTGGTAGTCTATGGTTCTACCACCCATCTTGATTTTCTTTCGGTAGGACCTACGGCTGATTCATTGGTAATATAGGTCAGACCAAACTTTGTTTTAGTTTTCATTGCCTTGCGAATAGAGAGCATTATTTCTTCTCTCGTAAAGCCGCTAATAGGATAGTTTTGTAGAGCTAATTCTACTGCGCACATTTGAGCTACACCTGCATTTCCTTTGGTATAGTAGTTCACAACCTGTTCGTCTGTAAGCTCGTCCACGGACTTAACAGAGCATTGTTCTAGATATTCTTGTATATTCATGCTGCAAAGATAGTAAAAGTTTCCCAAACTACAATACGTCCGATTAAAAAGTTAGCAAAAGTTAGCAAACAGACCATAAAGAAGTTTAAAAGTTAAACTATTGTAAGTGCTTGAAAATAAGATAGTTGATATTTTGTCAATTCACAAAAAATGACTATCTTTGCACTATCAAAATAAATAATAACAATTAAAAGATAAGAGCAATGAAATACGAAGAAACGTTTAAACAACAAATGGTAGTAATTGAAGCCATGGTAGAAAAGACCAAAAAGGCGAAGGAAGAGAACTGCGACCTTTATGCTCTCATTTACATGAGGGGATGGCTTAAAGGAGTTGTAGATGATTTGGATAAGATTATCCCTTAACAACATGTTGTTAATTCTTAAAGGTAAGTAATTATGACACAGCAAGAATTTGAACAGCGAGTAGGAATGTCGGTCAATGCTACCGAATACGCTTCCATCGAGAATGTATATATGGCAAGTGACCTAGATAAGGATGCTTTCTGCATTCTTTGGGAGAAGATGAACTTCAAAAGAGTTGCAAGAGCTAGAGAAGAGAAATCAGTTAAGTTGAAGGAGCAAATGAAGAAGGAACAGCTATTCGACATACTGAACAAGCCATACGGCAAAAACGAGTTTGGTACGCTAGCCGATAACTTCTACAGCAAAAGTGAAAAATCTGTACTAGAAAGCATCGGAATCCACATGCAGCAAGAAAGAAATGGTATTCCATTCTTTGTAAGTGTAGCATCAGTATTGGTTGATTTACGCAAATATTTGAAAGTCGCATAAGAAGGAAATGGTAGGGCTAACCACCCTACCTCAATACGATAAGAGCAATGAATACGATAAAGACGTTTATTCCATCAGAGTCAGTTGACGCATTTAAGAAGTTCGCTGAGAAGACAAAGCGCAATGTAGAAGGTTTCGACTACACCATTAGTAACCCACGAAAAAAGTTATTCCGTCATGCGGTAGTAGAAGATTGTCAAACCATCATTGGGAAGTATTGGCATGACATCTGTGACCTCACCATCAATATGCCAGACGAAAGTAATTGGAGATTGCTGGCCACATATAAGAATGGAGCCTTTACTCCTGCTGATACAACCAAGGAGTTGGTATTCAAGATTAAGGAGCATGGAGCTGATTACGGCAAATGCGACCTATGTGGTCATTGGTGTAACAACGCATACGTAATCGAGAATACGCAAACTGGCGATGAACTGCAAGTAGGTTGCGAGTGCATAAAAAAGTTCGGATTGAAGTACATTGACTTCCTCTCAGACTTTACACGCAAACTTTATGAGACCTACGACCACACCATCAGATATGCCACCGATGATGACTATGGAGACCTTATTCCAATTTGGGGTGGTCCTAAGGATAGTAGATATACGGATGCCATCTTGAAGAATGACATGATCGCCATGTGCAAGGCTCAGTATGACGAGTGCCCTGTTTACAAGAAAGGCTATTACGCAAATGGTCACTATTACCCATCAGAAACAATCGCCAAATTAGAGGAAATAAGAGATTCTAAGAAGTTTACGGTTGACTCCTCATACATAACAAAGGTCTGCGATTTTGCGCTCTCTAAAGAGCCTAAATCGCAATTCGAGGTTGAAATGCAGAAAGTAGCAAATGACTACTACACATTCTCGGAGCAGTTCGTTTATGCTTTCTTCCTGGTGAAGAACTACGAGGATAGCTTAAAAGGTGGTATTGATGCCATCAAGAAAGGTATGCAAGTCAAGGTAGTCGGTAAAGTCATTCAACAGCGCACAGAGCAGTCTTACTACGGAGAAATGGTCACAAACACCATCCTTACTAAAAACGGAATAGTCTGTGAAAGGGTTGGCAAAATACCAACTGCACAAAAAGATGGCGAGAAGACCACCGAGTTCTATGCTATCGTCAAGGGTGTGTTCAATGGAAAGGTTTGCCTAGACAGAGCTACTAAGAATCCAAAGAAAGGAATTGAAGTGGCAATGGAGATTTAGTTATGAGCGCATTCAACATCAACACCTATTATGGCTGTGAAACTTGCGAAGCAGCCGACGAATATGGTAATGGTTGCAAGCATGGTCTGTTATTCCCTGTCCTGCTTGTGATAGCTAATAAAAGGGAATGCCCAAATTATAGATTTCAAAGAAAGGAATAGAATGAGTTATAAAGACAGAATAGAATTAGAGCAACTTTTAGGTAGTTTTGTAACATCACCTAAAAGCCTTCTATCAGAAAAAGAGGTCAAATTGCTAAGAAAAGCCATGCGACTTATTGGTAGAGTAAATAAGAGATACGCGGATTTATACATGTAAATACGAAACGATATGAAATTGCAGGTTTATTTTTTATACAGAACCGATGAGCACCTATCAACAGACAGCAAGGAATTGCTCTTTATTGGCAACCTTCCAAATTGCATGAAAGCAGCAAGGAAGTTTAATGCTACAGATACTCAGATTAATGAACTTGGGTATCATAAGCAAAGTCAACTTAACAATGTAGGTTACGAGTTTATGCTAGAACAGCATACACTTAACGAATATATAGTAGAACCATAAAATATACGATTATGAAGATATACAAATTGATATGGTATCTCTACACAGAGGACCAACTTAAAGAATCCCTCATCACCGATAAGGAAGTTGCAGAAAAACGTTATCAAGAGCTGAAGAAGTTTCTTTATCGTGGATGCTGGTTATCCCTCTCAGAATTAGTTGAAAACGAAGACCACGAACTAGTGAAGGGTGAAGGTCTTCATTATAACGACATTTAAAAGTTAGAGCAATGGAACAGAAGTTATTAGATTTGATTATCCATATAGGACAAGTTAGAGGTTGGGCTGTAGATGCTACAGATAATGGCAATGACCTTGCCTACATCTTCTTTCAGCGTTATTCTCCTGCTGGTCAAGATTTCAACATGTCAATCGAAATGCCAAACAATGACCCGAATGAGTTTTTGAAGAACCTCGATGATTACTACGAGAACTTCGATCCAGATAGTGAAGCCCTAAACTGGTGTGACAAAGAAGGTCATGGTATAAATGGAGCACCCAAACGCTTGAAGGATATCATCATTGATTTCGAGGAAATCGAAAAGGAAATCAAAGAACTCCTAGAAGTGTTCAATCTTCAAATAGAGGAACTAGAGAAAGCTGCCATTCACAAGGTTAAAGTGCAAGTCACCGAATACCTGCAAAAGGTAGTGGAGGTTGATGCCATCAATGGCAGTGACGCATGCGATAAAGTCGAAGAAATGGTTAATGGATCAGAAATCATCTTGACAGCAGACGATTTCACAACAAGAAACATTGAGCCTTATGAAGATAAGTAAAACTGCACAAGCTGTGCAAAAGCTAAAAGATGGAGATTTGAAAGGAGCACTCTCCATCTTTTCTACTTTTAAGTATGATTTCACAAGGGATGAACGTAGAATCATGCGAATTGCATACGAAACACTTTGCGGACATGGTGCTTTCTATCAATCATTAGGAATTGATGCTGGTCAGATGATAGCAGATGCGACAACTATACTATACGATAAGTATCTAAGTATCAATAAGTTAAACTAAGTTAGCAAAAAGTACTTTATGCTCAAAACGTTTGGTCATTTGCAAAAAAATGATTACCTTTGCACTATCAAAAATAAATAATAACAATTAAAAGATAAGAGCAATGAAACGATTTGAAGATTACGAAAAAGCTTATAATAAATGCTATGAACTTTTGCAAAAACTCACAGCATTGATAAAAGAGACAGATGGCAACCTCACTATCGAGATAAGATTTACTTATATTGACAAATATCCAATGCTTTCTGTTAAATACTATTGTAATTACCTGTACTCATTTCTTCCACAAGAAGATGGTACATTTGTTATTTCTACAGACAATAAAATCTATACAATGGATGAAATTGAGGCGAAGATAAGAAAGAATTGTTATTTAGACTAAAATATAAGAGCAATGAAACTGATTACGAAAGAAATTAAGAAGAGACTGGAAAAATATCCTCTCTACTCACAGGATGGCAAAAAGGAAGAAGCCATCTGTCAAGCAAAGTTCTTCATTTGTGTTGGTGCATGGTCTTGGTTCATATTGGAAGCAGACCTAGAGAACAATATCGCCTACGGAATCACTATCAATGGAAGTGGTGAAGGCGAGTACGGCTACACAAGCTTAACCGAGTTGCAGGGGCTAACAACTAAGTTAGGCTTAACCGTAGAGCGAGATACCTCATTCTCCCCTACTCCACTAAAGGATATTGATAATGAATATCTAAAGAAGTTTCTTAAGAAAATGTACGCTTGAAAATAATTTCTCACTTTTTTCAAGAAACTATTTGTTGATTAAATAATTTTATCTATCTTTGCAAAAAGTTACAAAAAAATGAAGATTTATACATCATACTTCTCAAACGGAGCTAAGTTAGCAAAAGCTGGTATCATGATGATCGGTATTGCCCTCTACCCTCCGAAATGGTTTACAGGATTGTCAAACAAGTACGTGTCACCATCATGGGACATTCTTCACAACTCCAAATCGGAAGAAGATTACGTGCAACGTTTCAATTCTGAGATATTGGCTCATCGGGACCCAAAAGCATTTCTCTCAGCAATAGAGAAAATGGCAAATGGAAAAGATGTAGCTCTATGTTGCTTCGAAAAGCCAGATGATTTTTGCCATCGCCACCTAGTGGCAAAATGGCTGAATGAAAAGTTGGGAGTGCAGGTCGAGGAATTTGGAATTTCCAAGAATCCTGTTTACTCGGAGCAAAGCTTGTTTTAGAAATTCCTCCTTTCAAAATACCCACAAGGGTTGACGGCTCGGAAAGACGAGCATTTTTGCGTGTATAGAATATTGTTATTATAAGCGGAGATAGCTCAGTTAGCAGAGCGCAGTGATACCATCACTGAGGTCGTTGGTGCGGCTCCAACTCTCCGCTCTTTTGCGGGTATAGCTCAGTCGGTCAGAGCGTCACATTCCCAATGTGAAGGTCGAAGGTTCGAGTCCCTCTAGCCGCTCTATTTTTGTAGAATTAAAATAAAAGAGCATGAAAAGTTGCAGAGACATACAAGATAGAACATTCGGTATTGAAATAGAAATGTGCAATCTTGAAAGGTCTAAGGTATCTCTACCCGAAGGCTATTCATGGAGCAAAGATGAGCAAATTTACAATACTGATGGTTCAACAAATAAGTCATTTGGTGGTGAGGTAAATACCCCACCATTACATATTTGCTGTCTAAAGGACCTACATGACCTCCGCTCTGTATATGAATCAATGGTTGTCGCAGGAGGAAAGATAAAGTGGAGTATTGATACCCATGTGCACATCTATGCAGGAGATTTGCCTGTAGATCAGATTAAGAAGGTGTTTTTGTTCTTCTATGTTTGCTATCCATATTTCAAGAAATATGCTCATATTTCTGATTGGGATGAGCTGGTATTTAATGCACAACCTGTTCCTACAGAGAAGTACTTCGAAGGCGTTAAAAATGCACAGACGTTTGATGAATTACAAAATCTCTTCACCAATCAGTCTAAGAAGGGCTTTATTCGTCATGCGGTAAATATATCAGCATACTTCAAGACAAAGACGATAGAGTTCAGAACGTTTCATGCTACTGATGATTTCTATCGAGCTATGAATTGTGTGTATTCTGCATACCGCATATTCTATTACGCTATAAGCCACGAATTGGAAGATTACCAATCAATTACATCATACCAGCAGTTCTGTGAGGTTACAGGGCTTAAATATGATGTTCCAAACGAGTTATGCCCACTACTATATCAAGGAAATCCATATAGTGCTATTGAAACGTTTATGACAGCTCCATTATCTTATAATTCCGAAATGGTTTCAGCATTACATGATGCTGTAATAACTAACGGACACAAGGAAATCTGCATAGTAAATGGCTTCATGTACTACTATGAGCTATTCTTCCTTGATAAGGTGGAAGTATCTATATACTGCCAAGATGCCTACTGCTATCTGCTCTATATGTTGGCAAATGGTAAAACATCACTAACATATAAGGATAAGCTTGCATGGTTGGAGGACTATAACAATCCTACACCATCAAGACAGCTTGCGCTAGCTCTTTATGCCGTGAAACTGCAAAAGTATTTCATGAGAGAATCGGCAAGAAATAGTGCTGTCTTCGAAGCATTGAAAATTAAGGCAAGGGAATCTATTGAGAAGACAGAGGAAGCAAATGAGCGATTGATGAGATTGCTTACTACATGTGATTTTCATGTTGGAACACTAGAAGAAGCCATCAAGAATAAGAAGGTTATCTTCTTCAATTTCGGTAGAATGGAGAAGAAGCAGAAAAGGGCATTCAAACTCATTTCAGAAAATAGCGACTTGAAATTAGATTTTTCTGTCGAAAGTAACGACTATTACAACCTAGTGGAAAGTATTCCGAGTGATAGTTGCTTCTACTATTTCAGCAACAGCCCTTATCTGAGAAACCTGCATAAGATAGCTATGTGGAATAATTCAAGTGGGGAAAGACGGTCTGCAGGAAGGTTTCTCTATTGCAATAAGCCAACTGCACAAAATAATGCAAGCACCTCATATTCCTCATACAGAATCGAATGCAACGAGATTGTACCTCCCGATGATTTGGAGATTACAGACGCAGGCAAATTGATTATTGAACGAGTAAACCCACCTTTACTTCATTGCTTGCAAAAGAAGTATATCAAGAAGGTGGACCAATGTAGTGTCTGTCAATTTGCTTTTGTGGTGAAATACGACAAATATACCCTAGGTGGGTTTGGTTTTACGCTACCTCAATACAAGGGGTATGATTTGTTCCAGTTAACGGACTTCTGCACGAATAACGCAATCCCTCGATTGAGTAAACTCATATTGTATTGCATTCAGTCTGTAGGCGTTCAAAGATATTTGAGCAGAAGAATGCGCAAGCTTTGCGAGAAGGTTATCTCCTGCGCTTATACCCATAAGCCTGTGAGCATGAAATATCGTGGTGTATACAAGAAAGTGAAGGAACACTGCACATCATCTTATCTTGCTTACGAAGGAATACTTGGCATATACCCTACGAATAAGGAAATCATTGATAAATATCAAAAATCGTTGAAGAATGGAAAATGAAGATAGATGGAAATACGCAAAAGTTGATATAAACCTCATAGATGAGGTAGAAATCAATGCAAATGAAATGTCGGGTGAAGACTTCGCCCAACTAACAGACAACATTGCTAAATCTGGTTTGAGTAGTGTGCCTACCTGTATCAAGATGGATAATGGTAGATACATCATGATCAGCGGTAATCATCGTTTGAGGGCATGCAAGAAACTGCACTATAAAAGGCTAGGCATCTTGTATGTAGGAGAGAGCGAGATTACAAATGATGAAGCTATTGCTATTGAATTATCTCACAACTCCATTCATGGTGAAGCTAATGTTAGCATCTTAAAGAAGCTGTTTGCATCAATTAAATCTATCGACTTTAAGAAGTTTGCCCATGTGAACATCGACGAGATTAAGCCAATAAGCACGGAGGGTATAGATGTATATGCCATGCAGGAGAATTTCGTATTCACAATCATCCTTTACCCTAGCTCATTTGCTAGTCTGGAAACATTGTATGGGGACATTCGTGAACAAGCTCGCAAAAGTGATGCTCTCGTTTTAGCTTCTGATGAAGATAACGAGAAAACCCTGCTTAAAATCCAAAAAGAGATAGGTAAGGAGTTTGGCATAAAATCCCCAAGTATCTCATTTGCCAAATTGTTAGAGTTAGCGAGTGAACGTTTAATCGAAATAAAGGAAGGAGAAAAAGAAAATGATTTGGATAATAATGACAGCGAGCGATAAGGACTCGTATGTGACACAACGCAATCAAAATTTCATCAAAGAAGCATTAGGAGCAAACAATGTTACATTTGTTAGTGTGCAAGATGAGGATTCACTTAATGACTTAAAGATAAGTGATAGGGACATCGTTATTACACAGACGAGAAATAGAATTATCCTAGATAAGATAGGCAAACTTGAAGCAAAGAATACGTCAGAAAGTGATAGAACGATCGTCTTGACAAAAAACAAAGAAGTTCTCAAAGAAGAACTTTACAGGCACGGCATCTCGTTTCCGAAATCATATAGTAAGTATGATTTAAGGGAAGAAAATATGTATTTCGTGAAGCCATTAATGGGTGAAGACTCTAATATGGTTGACAACCTTTCGGTCTGCAAGAGTACCCTAGAGGTAAGAAAGAAAGTTGAAGAGATAGAACGTTTGGGTGATATTGCTATCATCGAAGACTTTATTGCAGGAAAAGAATGCACTGCAGCTTGCGTTGTCAATCAGAAAACAGGAGACATAGACGTTTATCCTATTTTTGTGGAATTGACAACACCATACAATATACTCACTCACGAAGCTAAGATGCAGGAGGAAGAGGTATGTAGTGCTTGTAATCTTGAAGTGATAAAAGAAACTGCACAAAAAGTGTGCAAGGTGTTAGGTATTCAACATTATCTCAGAATAGATTTTAGAATATCTTCAACTGGTGTTCCGTTTGTAATAGATTGCAACCTATTTCCAGGTTTAGGTCCTACAGACCATTTTGCAAAATGTCTGTTGCTAACAGAAAATATGTCTTACATAGATGCTTTGAAAGCAGTCATAGCATCTGCAAGTTAGAAAGGTCGATTATGGCAAAGGTAAGAAGAACAGAATTAAAAAAGATTGCCGCTGCTTATGAAAAGAAGGGCGGCAATATGGCTGCTACGGCAGTAGCTTTGGGCATTACACGCCAAGCCTTATACAACTGGCGAAAAGAGGATGAGAAGTTAGCCAAGATGTTGGATGATATAGATGAAGGCATTCTTGACTTTACTGAAAGCAAGTTGGTTGAAAAGGTGAACGAAGGTAATCTAACTGCAATCATCTTCCTTCTGAAAACTAAGGGCAAGAAGCGTGGCTATGTCGAGCAAGTAGATAACAGATTAGTAGAAAACCCATTCGAGAAGTTAATGAAGGAGCTTCCCGATGATGAAGAAGGATAATTATGTATAACGGAGAATTGTATATACCAGACTGTTTGTTTCCAACGGACAATCCGTTGGAGATACCATGTTTGTTGTCTGATGTGCAACCTCAGTACATAGAAATCCCATTCTATTGCTTTGGTGAGCAGGCAAGAACAACGAACATGAATGGCAGGGGAACGCTTCACTTCTATACTGATGATTATAGATTCCGGTCAATCTATGAGAAGCCAGAGAAGATTTTGAAGTACAACCCTGGCAGCATTATTGAGCCAAACTTCAGCTTATCAAATGATACTCCAATAGCTTTTGGTATGCAGGCTATCTACAAGAAACGCTTTCTTGCGAGAGCTATGCAGGAAAAAGGGATAGGTGTATTCGTTGACTTAAATGTGGCTCCTAAGTTCTATAAGCTGAATTTGATGGGCATCCCTAAAGGTTACTCATCATTCGCCACAAGAGGTTGCACAGACCGACTAAATGAACTGCAATTTGAATACGAGATTGCCAAGTTCGTAGCAAATGGCAACAGATTCAGATTCATCGTTTATGGAGGTGGTAACGTGATTGAGCAGTGGTGTAAGGAAAATAATGCCGTCTATGTAACACCAATCATCATCATCAAGAATAAGTTGAAAGCTTTTGAAAAGATGAAAGATACTATTGGTATGCTTGATGTTGATGCAAAAGCAAAATACCAAGAGCTTAAAAAGACCTTGTATGATACTCAAGTAAAGAACTTCTCTATAGAAGATATGCTTGATAACATGCAGGATTTTCCGAATCTCTTAAAATAGATTATTATAGTTTATCATTAAAATGTTTGATTATGGGAAAAAGAAGTAGTGGAACTAAGTCAGTCGCCAGCAAATTTGGCGCAGTCGAGAACCATGAGCATGAGTTCTATAGGGGGTAATAAGCAAGAAAACTTCAGTGGCACCAAATCTTATGGCTTCAAACTCGGTGGAAGAGATGTTGAAGCAAACTTTAAAAACGGAGCTATTGAAAAAATAGATCAGTACTTTTATCTCTCAACAAAGGATAGGTCTAGATTGCGTAACGCTGTGTCACACGTTCTTGGGAATACTTTGAATAAAACCAAGGGAAATGAGGTTGATGAGTATGGGATTGGCGGTTTCGATGGAACAGGACTTCGTATAATATCCTATAGAAATAATTTTACAAAAAATATGATGATGGTAGATAAGTATGGAGTCGTCGAATATGGCAAGGGAACAGTCGACCCGTATTTGTTTAGAGGCGAAGACATCAACCCTAAAGTGTTTAGTAAAGTATTAGACAGGGCGTTAAGAGCGCTTAAAAATCCATATAATGGAGATATAAAGCATAGAGATAAATGGAATATATAAAATAATTGTTTATGGGTAAACGAAGTAATGGCACAAGAGGAACAAACAGTTCTTCAGCAAGCAAGAGCCGTAAGGCAAGTGGTGGGGTGAGCGAGCTTGATAGAAGATTTCCTAATTGGAACATAAATCAATTCATTTCAAAGACACCCTATGGAGTCGAAGAAGCCGTTATTGATTCTTTTCATAGGGTCTATGGAAAGAAATACAGCCTCAGTCAAGAAGTTGGTGATATTGATAAAACATTTAAAGAACTTGGGGAAGATGTATATGTTGACATAAATTCAAGCATTAACACGCCACAAGATTTCTTGAATAAACAAGATGTTGCAAAATACATGTCATCAAGAAATTATGACGGTATCAAGGCTTTAAGATACACTGATGGTAATAGTGAAAGAATAATGATTGTTGATGGAAATCATCGTTTCGTAGCCGCAAAGCTCAATCATGAGAGAAAGGTTAAAATGAGAATAATCGAATAAAGTGTTTGTTTATAGGGAGATTTATATTATTGATGGTCATCAAGCCATACTTAAAGGAAACAAGAAAATACGAATATTATTGAATTAGCAATATGTCTGAACAGAAAGCAATAAAAAAAATGATTGCATGGCGCAATGATTGGTGTCTCTTCGCCAAGGAAGTCTTGAAGGCTCGCCTTGACGAAGAGCAAAAGGCTATATTGCGTTCTGTTCAGAAGAACAAAATGACAACGGTAGCCAGTGGAACTGCAAGGGGTAAGGACTTCATCGCTGCCGTAGCCGCTTTATGCTTTCTATACCTCACTCCTCGCTTCGGCAAGGATGGTAGTTTGGAAAAGAACACCAAGATTGCCCTTACAGCACCAACAGGAAGACAGGTAACAAACATCATGATACCAGAAGTGGCACGTCTATACAAAAAGGCAGGTTTCCTGCCTGGTCGTTTGCTGTCGGATGGCATCAGAACTGATTATGAGGAATGGTATCTGACAGGTTTCAAGTCTTCTGCCGACAACACAGAGGCTTGGTCGGGATTCCATGCTGTAAACACCATGTTCATCGTAACAGAAGCATCCGGTATCTCGGACACCATCTACAATGCAATCGAGGGTAACCTGCAAGGTAACTCTCGATTGCTATTGGTATTCAACCCAAACGTTACTACAGGGTATGCAGCCAACTCCATGAAGTCTCCCCGATTCAAGAAGTTTAGATTATCATCCCTCAACGCAGAGAACGTAGTAAGCAAGAAAAACATTATCCCTGGCCAAGTTGACTATGAATGGGTAGCCGATAAGGTCTCAGCATGGGCACAGAAGATCAGAAAGTCTGAGTTTGATGAAGGTCGTGGTGATTTTGTGTGGGAAGGTGGATATTACACTCCAAATGACCTTTTTCGTGTTAAGGTTCTCGGTATGTTTCCGAAGGTGTCCGAAGATACCCTCATTCCATACGAATGGTGCGAGATTGCCCATAGAAGATGGAAGGAACTTAAAGATAGTGGCTTTATCACCCATAAGCCAATACGCTTAGGTGTCGATGTCGCAGGTATGGGGCGCGATAGGTCTTGCTATGTTCCACGACAAGGAAACTATGTTTCAGAAATCAAGTGTCATAATTCGGGTGGTCATGCGGACCACATGGCAGTCGCAGGTCAAGTCGCGCACTACCTAAGTTTGAGTTCCAAGAATAAAGCCTTCATTGATACCATAGGAGAAGGTGCTGGAGTTTATTCAAGACTCATAGAACAAAAGTATTTAACTGCATTCTCTTGCAAGTTCTCGGAAGGCGTGAGAAACAAGCATGATGTGACAGGCTGCTACTCTTTCGCTAACATGAGGGCTTATTTGTTTTGGTGTATACGTGACTGGCTCAACCCAAAGAATGGATTCTTTGCAGCACTCCCACCTGACGATGAGTTGGATCAAGAATTGTGCGAAGTGCATTGGCTGTTTCAGTCAGATGGTTCAATCATCATGGAACCAAAAGACGAAATCAAGAAGCGTCTTAAACGTTCTCCCGACAAGATGGATGCCCTTGCCAACACCTTCTATCCATACGACTTCGATAGAGACAATGATTTGCAATTGTTAAATAGTATAGTATAAATTTGCAAGATACAGAAAAGTTTTGTAACTTTGCAGCCGAAACGTTACCTTTAACGTTTCATTGCTCTTAGTGCACTCCGACCGTGAGGTTAGAGTGCATTTTTTATTTAATATAAAGTAATTCAGAAAAAGACTATACACTTCAATATAAGCCTTTCTAAGCGGTTCATTTTTTATCTCCATATAACTTATACCATTTTTAAGAAATAGACTTACATACACAAAATTAATAGTTTGGCATAAGTATCTAAGTATCAATAAGTTAAACTAAGTTAGCAAAAAGTACTTTATGCTCAAAACATTTGGTCAAATGCTAAAAAATGACTACCTTTGCACCATCAAAATAAAAATAACAATTTAAAAGATAAGAGCAATGAAAAAGGTTAAAGTTTACACAATAGAAGCGTTAGAGAAGCGAATTACAAAGGCTTTGAAAAAGGTCAAGTTCGGCTACCAAGAAGGATGCTTGATTGAAGCCACAGATGCAGAGTTTAGTATCTACAACTTCAACACTGCACTTTGTAATTTACAGCAGAAAGGAGTCGTAGCATACAACGAGAATACAGAAAGCTATGAATTGGTTTAAAGTATAGGAGATAAGAGCAATGAACGTTTACACAGAATCAGATAGATATACGGTTTTACTTCACGCATTCGACACTTTTGAAGGTGCTTGCGAGTATATTACACAGATTATAAATGTAGGGGAGTGTAAGGTTCTCCCCCTCATAAAAGCATGGAAAGGTGGCGTGGTTACAGCTAAATGGGTGACTAAGAAAACCGAAAAAGGAATAAAATTTGAATTGTTGGATAGCAATGTTTAATAGGAGGAAATGAATATGACAGTATATGAATTATCGGACCTTCAGAAAGAAGAACTCAAAATCGAAATGTTGAAAGATAAGTTTGGGTACAAACTTTCATTCAGAGAGTTAGCATATGCTAATGATTGTATCAGCGACCGAGAGTTGTTCGAAAAATATAAGGATCAGACCTTTACAGATAAAGACTTCATCGTATCACGCTAAATGAAATCGTATGGAAAACAACTGCACAACAATAGAAGAGCTTAAATCCGTAACCACGCAGATTAGTGGTGATGAATGGAAAGATTTCTTCTCACTCATCAAAAAAGGCTCATATAGCCTATATGGTTTTCATCAGTTTCTTAACGAGAGACCAGACCTATGCTTATTAATTCAAGGCATAGGAGAGTACCAAACAGCCATCAAGGAAACGTTAGACGAAATCGGATTGAATGATGGTGATATAAATGGACCAGGAGGAAATCATCTGAAACTGATTGTGGTGGATCAGATAGGATTCATAGTGTATGAAACGAAAGTTATGAACTTTTAAAAAAAAAGATAGAGCAATGGAAGAGAACGTTATCATAGCAATGGATGCCGAAAAGTCTAAAAAGATAAAAGGCATTCCTTCAAGTTGGGACTGGGAGGATATTCATTTCTACCTCATTACTGAATTGGGTTTCAGTTTTGATGTTGTGTTCAATTATTCAAAAGACATAGAGGAGGTATCTTATGAAGGATAATGCAAGAACTATCAAGTACGATTCTATCACATCATACGCAAAGGAATATGGGGTAGAATATCTGAGTAACGAGAACCTTATTGCTTCAATTATCGGTATAGACCCTATGCTACAGGGTAATGAACCAATAAGAAAAATCTTTGATGGTAGTCATTCACTGAGAAAGGCAAGCAAGAGAACACTTCAGGAGCTTACATCTATCAAAGGAATAGGTGAAAAGAAGGCTACCGCTATACTCGCTGCATTCGAACTTGGCAGAAGATTTATGAAGGAGAAGTCGCAAGAACTTACAGATTTGGGTAGTTCCCTCGACATCTACAACTATATTTTACCATACGTCAAGGATTTAGAAATAGAAGAATCTTATCTGTTCTGTATGGATAACAACTTCAAGTTAATCAAAATGGTTCGATTGTCACAAGGTGGAATATCAGAAACCACTATAGATGTAAGAATTGTGTGTAAAGAAGCTATCTCCTGCAATGCCGTAATAATAGCATTGGTTCACAATCATCCAAGCCCTAACTGCTTTCCATCAAAATCTGACGATGAGATAACATATAAGATACAGAAGGCTTGTGAAATAATGAGATTGTATTTTATGGACCACGTTATCATCAGTAGCAAGTCCGACCAGTATTACTCTTACCACGACAAAGGGAGACTATAGGCTACAAGCCGATAAAATACCTCAAACCCATAATTACATACCAAAAGAATCTAACTTAAACACAGAATATATTTTGCACGTTTAAGTGCATTTTTATTGCATCTTATCTTCCAAGGGAGGGCTGTGAAGTTCTCCCTTGTTTATTGAAATGAAAATAATTTCTCACTTTTTTGCAAAAACTATTTGTTGATTAAATAATATTTCGTATATTTGCACCCATAAAAGCGTGTGAAGATGCACGTGACAGAACTTTTCGTAACATTGCTCTTACACCGAGTTCTACGTTTGGTCTGCCTGCATTTCGCTCGCAGACCATTTTTTGTTAAATATAACTCAACAAGCAATGAACAAGTATTACAGAAAAGTTCTTGAAGCACTGAAAACCAATCGAGACATTAAGGCATTGGGGTTCAGTCGTAAGGAGTTAAAGGGTGTTGCCGCCAATGTTGCCAACAAACTTCAACTCAAAGATGATGCTACTGACGAAGAAGTTAGTGAAGGTATTAGTGACGCAATTGATGATGTCTTGCCGTTACTCCAGTTAACTCAGTCCGCAGCAGACCGCCAAGTCTCAGAGTACAAAAACGCTCATCCTGCACCAGATGACGATCCAGATCCAGATGACGATCCAGATCCAGATGACGATCCAGCACGTAGAAGTCCGTCACGGAAGGGCAAGAAGGGCAAGAAGGATAGCGATGATGATGACTCCGCTACCCTCACCGCAATCAAGGAACTTACAAAGGCTGTTGCTACACTCCAAGGCGATGTAACTGCATTGAAGTCTGGCAATACCACAAGCAGCCGTACCGCAAAGGTAAGGGAACTGCTGAAGGACACAGGTAAGTTCGGAGAGCGTCGGCTTAAATCTTTCTCTCACATGAAGTTTGAGAATGAAGAGGAGTTTGAGGACTACCTCGATGAGTTGAAGGAAGATATTGAGGAAGAGAACAAGGAAAGACTTGAAAAGGGTCTTGAAAAGCTTGGACGAATCCCTGCTCCCGATACCAAACCTCAGCCAAAGGAGGAAGATAAGTTAATGTCTGATGATGAAGTCAAGGAGCTGGCTCAGATGTAATCATCTATTGTTTCACTTATAAATTATTAGATTATGGTAGCAGAAGACTACAAGCCAAAAACCAAAGGCTACGACATGGGTAAGGACGCTGTGGTTATCCGTCAGTATCTCGGTGGTATCACAGGCGGTAGAGCACTCGACTACGCCAACTTCAAGGATGAGGTTATTCAGGCAGGTCACATCATTGTCCGCAAGAAGGTTAATGATGTTTATGAGTATTCTCCACTTGAAACAGAAGATGGCAAGTACAAAGACAAGGCTAGCGAAGCAGAATTTGCTGGTGTTGTCGTTCGCTCACGCATGAAGGGTGAAGCGGTTGCCATTATGGATAATGGTCGCGTGAATGATGTGGCAATGCCTTATCAGTTCAAGGACGAAGCTCAGAGAACCGCCATCAAGACCGCTCTCCCAAGTCTTATTTTCGAGCACGATTAAGTTGTGCTCTAGTTTTTAACTTAAAAGATTGTTTATATGAACGAATCACTTTTTATTCAGTTTATTCGTGCTATTTTCCCTAAACTTAGCTTGTATGTTAAGGAGAAGGAGAATCCGAAGGAGCGTACCTATCTTTACAAGGAGATGCTTACCGATGTGTATTCTCCAGATCAGAAGTGGGAAGGTTCATCAGCTAAGACCACATATGTAGCTGCCGACATCGTTGAGATGGATTCAGACATTCCTTTGAAGAAGCGTGGTCAAATCGCAACCTCTAATGGTAAGTTGCCAAAGATTGCGATGAAGAAGATTCTTTTCGAGTCTGATATCAACAACATCAACATCATGAAGGCTCAGTATGAGAACATTGTAGCGAGAGCCAATTCATTCCAGGCGCAAGGCTTGGTTGAGCAGGCTACATCAACACGACAGGCTGCTAAAACTGCAAAGGCTCGTATCATCAATAAGCTCATGAATGATGGTGTCGCTTGTTCTGTCGGTCTCGAAGAGCGTAACGAAATGAACTTCTTGGCAGGTCTCTCTAATGGTATTATTGCCGTTGAAGATGCAGACAATTCGGGTAAGGCTATCCGTGTTGACTATGGATATTTTAAGGCAAACTGCTTCAAAACAGCAACCAATGGTGTTACTACCCGTTATGATTTCGAGAAAATCTTCGATAAGGCAAATGCCGATAACAATACCATCATACAGGTTATGCTCGCTAAGACGCAGATTAAGAAAATCCGCAAGGAGCAATGGGCAAAAGAGCTTGTTGCCGACTACGAGGGTAAGACTTATACCGAAAATACCAAGCTCAAGACACCATCGGAGTCAGCTTTCTCGGAAGCATTCGAGGATGAGTTCGGTGCAGCCATCAAGGTTATCAACCGAACCGTGATTATCGAGAAGAACGGAAAGCCAAAATCAGTTAAGCCATGGAATGAGAATAACATTATCTTCATCTGTAACACCAACGTAGGCTCTTTCGTTTGGGGTACCCTTGCAGAAGACACCAACCGAGTAGCAGGTGTTCAGTACTCTAACGTTGACAGCTACAAGCTTATCTCTAAGTACTCCAAGAATGAGCCATCTTTGCAGGAGGTTACCACAGGACAGGCTATCTGCTTACCAGTAATCGAGGACGTAGATCAGATTTATATGCTCACTACCAAGTCTGAGGAGGTTGATACGAATGCCGAGTCTACCGATGATACCGACCAGTATACAACTTACAAGGGTAAGAAGTATAAGAAGGCTGACCTCATCGCTGCTTTGAAGGCTGCTGGTGTCAATGTGAAGACTAACTCAACCGATGAGACTCTGATTAAGGCTCTCAACTCACTCAGCGATGAGGAGGAAGCCGAAGTTCTCTCTAAACTCACTCCAGAGGTTTAATTTGAATTGATATGAAGACAATAAAGCAAGCATTGATTGATGAAATCCACTACCCTATCCCTTTAGGATTCGTGGAGAATAAGATGATAGAACGTCAGCTTAATGGTGATGATGAATATACATTTGAGGTCGCTCAGTCCAAGAAATGGAAAGGTGCGCTTGCTGATTGTCTGTACTCTCTCATACAAGCTGTAAGCTTATCCGAGTCAGACAAGAGCATTGGAACACTATCTGACAAGGATAAGGAAAGGCTGCTAGTACGAATAAATGCTTTATACAAAACCATCGGTGAATCCCCTGCACTTGGGCAACCGATGGTTTATATAGGAGGTTAAGATATGGCTGTATTGGATTTCGCTGCTCATACCCTAGATTACCTACACGTAACTGATGGGTATGAAGACGATAACGGAGACTATGTTCAAGGCTCAGAAGAATGGGTGGAGAACTATTGTAAGTGTGATATTGTTCCTGCTGGCAAGGCAAACGTTATCACTATCCCCGATGGTTCTGCCAAGAACTATTCCTACACCATCTACAACCTTCCTAGAGCATGCCGAGATTTCAAGTACGGAGACAAAATCCGTGTAAAGCTCTTCGGAAACGAAGTGAAGGAATTTGTTGTACTCGGCTTCCATCGTTATCAACTGCAATGTAAAATATGGGTATAAAACTCTCAACCCCTCAGTCTGCGCTCGATAACTTTTTTCAGTCCGCTATGGCGATAATAAAGCAAGAAATCCTCACTGCTTATGCCAAGCTAGGAGAAGAATGTAATGCAAGGATAAGAGACCGCTCGGCAGAGGAAAGTTGGATAGACCATACAGGAAACCTACGAAGCTCCATCGGTTATGCCATCTTTGACTACGGAAGGAAACAAGTAGAATCAGCCTTCGCTTCCATAGGCAATGGTTCTAATGGTTCACAAGAAGGAAGACAAATGATAGCTGACCTAGCCAAGGAATACTCACAGGTTTACGCATTGGTAGTAGTCGCGGCTATGAACTATGCAGACTTTGTAGAAGCTAAAGAAAATAAAGATGTGCTTGCATCCACTGAGTTATGGGCTCGTTCCGTCGTTGATGGTAAACTAAAGCTCGCTGTGGATAAAGCTGTAAGTAGAATCAATCAGATTAAGTTATGAAATCGGATATTGATATTAAGGATGATGTGTACAACATTATCTCTTCTTCTAAATTAAAGACTGCTGTAACAGGTAGTCTTTGCAAGCGAGGAAGACCATATTATGGCACTGGTAGGACTGGTAAGGAAGATATTTGTATCTCCATTCTAGCAAACAGAACTTCGCAGATACAAGAAGCTTTCGTGAATGTAAACATCTACGTTCAAGATCAAGCTATCACAAAGAAAGGCAATATCCAAAAGGAAGAGAACACGGCAAGGCTCCGTGAGTTATGTCAACTCTCTTTCTCTACCTTCGAAGCAGTTCATGGATCGGATTTCCGCTTGTCTATGAGTGAACAGAGGGTAATAGCTTGCGGGGGCACAAGTGAGCACATCATTAATAACAAATTATTGTATCAAATATACTTCTCATATAACAAACACCACAAAAAGCCCATAAACCGCTCTATATTAGGTCTTCTGCATTTATGGTTCAGATAGACGAATGAGCCGTTTTGTGATATTTTATATATCTTTGTTGTTGGTATTTTGTTACTCGAAACATTTAAATTTACAATTATGAATAAGAAGAAAATCAAGGAGCCAATAAAGCTCAGAGAAAAAGAACTGAGAAATGGTAACATTTCGCTGTACTTAGACAGCTACGACAACGGCAAACGCAAGTACGAGTTTCTGCATTTGTACCTCATCCCAGAAGAGACGAAAGAGGATAAGAAGAAGAACGAAAATACCCTCCGTCTCGCAAACGCAGTCAAGGCAAAACGAATCATCGAACTTCAGAATAACAAGTTCGGTTTCTCTAATGCTGGGCTAAACAAAGAAGCCGATTTTTTTGTTTATTACGACAAGTGCTCACCAAAAAATGGGAGGACCACATTAAACGTAAGAAAGAAGCTAACAGAATTTGTCGGTAAAGAAAAACTCCCTTTCAAATTCATTGATGAGAACTTCGTATTGAGATTTCTCAAATTTCTGAGAGAGAAGAAGTCTGTAGGAAACAAGCGCATTGTTCCGAAGTTACTCAGCAAGAATACGGTACTGCTGTATTTTGTTCATTTCTCTTCAATTCTCAACAAAGCTGTTAGAGATAACATTTTGGACCACAATCCTGCCGAGAAGGTTGATCCGAAAGTCAAGCCAAGAGGAGAAAAAAGCCATCGCGAATTTCTAACCGAGGAGGAACTTGTTAAGCTCGCGGCTACCAAGACCATCTATAAATACACCTCCACCATATTTTTGTTTTCGTGCCTTACGGGGCTTCGTTACTCTGATGTAACTTCACTTAAATGGGGAAATCTCGTTCCCACGAAAGACGGAGGGTACAGAATGGAGATAACGCAAGAGAAAACAGACACTCACTTGGAGTTCGACCTACCCAAATCAGCAATTTCGCTATTACCAAAGCGTGGCTGCAATTCCAAGCAATCCACTTTGATTTTTGGTAAAAAATACACTCCAGGTAATGTTGGACTACAGCTCAGAAAATGGATAGCAGATGCAGGTATCGACAAGCATATAACTTTTCATTGCTCACGACATACTTTCGCTACCCTCATGCTCACCAAGGGGGCGGACCTATACACCGTTAGCAAGTTGCTGGGACACAACAATATAAGCACAACTCAGATTTACGCAAAGGTGGTTGATGAAGCTAAAATGAAGGCTTTAGACCTACTTCCGAGCCTCAACACTGAAAAATAGCAGAAAAACGAAAATAATTTCTCACTTTTTCAGTTAAAAGTATTTATTCATCAAATATTTTATGTATCTTTGCACCATCAATAAATAATAAATAGTAACAAAAAGAATCAATAGTTATGAATCAGAAAGAATTTATAGAAATTGAGCAGAGTGCAAAGGAACTTGATGGTCCTGCTGCAAACATCATCCTAACCATCGCAAACGAGGTTAAGGAGCTTGCTAGCAAAGTAGGTAAAGCATTTTACAACGTCAAGGAAGCAGCAGAATATACTGGTCTTTCTAGACAACTCATTTACAAGGCGGTTAGAAATAAAGAGATTGCCTATTCTCAGCCAAGTGGCAAAGGCGGTTCCTCCAAATTATTCTTCAAACGTTCGGATTTGGATGCGTATCTTTCACGCAACTACTCTCCTGCCAATGCTGATGTCGAAGCAGAAGTAGCTAATTGGATTTAATAATCAATTCGTATGAAGATGTACGATACCCATTATCGAACGAAATAAAGAATACTGAATATGGCAAAAAGCGATAAGAAGCAAAGCATCATACTCCATCACAGCCAATACCAAGCAGTAGAAGCTATTGGACTGGACTATGAAGAGAAGGGGAAATTATTTTCTGCCATCTTTGAATATAGCATGAATGGCTCTGTAAAAACAGAACTTTCTGCAAGAGCATCAGCCGCATTTCAATTCATCAAGATCCGTATTGATGAGGACGTTGCTCATTACCAAGAAGTCTGTGAGCGTAGAAGAAAGAGTGGTGCAATGGGCGGTGCCCCAAAGGGCAACACCAATGCTAAGAAAGTCGATAACGAAGAATCCACCTCTACAAATTCAGAGGAAAGTAGCAAGAAGATAGATTGCGCTTCGGAGGTTGCAACCAAAAACAACCAAAACAAGCAAATGGTTAAAAAAACAACCAAAACAACCAAAAACAACCAAAACAATCTATCTGATACTGATACTGATACTGATACTGATACTGATGTTACTAACGTAACAGATGATAAAGAAGAGATAAACTCTTCTATGTCATTTGGCGATGCAAATGACGCTCAGCATTCATCCGATGTAGAAGATGTCAAAGTTGGTATGGTAAAGAAAGATTGCGATATAGACTTTAAGAAGCTCGCTGAGTACTTCAACTCCAAACTTCCGAGCGATGGAATACCACAAATTCGTTCCATCACTCAGAAGAGAAAAGCAGCCATCCTCGCAAGGGAGAAAGAATATGGCAAGGAAGCGATTATCCAAGTGATAGACAATGCAGCCACCTCCCAATTCCTAAATGGCGACAACAAGCAAGGTTGGACAGCAAGTTTCGATTGGTTATTCTGCAAAACCAATTTTCCGAAAGTATTGGAAGGTAACTATCGTAACACTCCTGCTAGACAAAGCGGAACAGCCCTGCACAACTCAGAAAATAAGGACTATTCCGAAGGAGGGTGGTAATTTTGACTTCTAAGAAGTTATTTTACCCCAACCCTTACAAATATCCATTGTTGCTACAAAAACGGCATACAGAGGAGAAAATGAGGGTCTATGAGTATTCACAAACACAAAATATCAAATCATCATGCCATTAAACTACAATATAGAAACATTCGAGGACTCTTTGAAGTTCAAGATTAGAGGTCAAGAGATTCAACTGAGCTTTATTGCTGCAGGTTCATTATGCAATGCTCTTGCAGAAGCTCTACTTAAAAGAAAGCAACCTTTGTTGGAGAAAGTTAGCTACTATTACTGGCTTAACAAACTCACGAAGGCAAGTACTATCAACATTTCCCAAGAGGAAGCTGATGCGCTGAGAGAATATCTATCCAAGGTGTGCCCTAAGCGTAAGACCAAGGGAGGCAGAACACGCAAAACTTCCCCAAAGGACACCTCCTCGGCACCCAAGCCCAACAAATACAAGCGGGTTCGCATTACTGAGGAAGATCGAAAGAAAAAGCTCGCAGCCCAAATCAAGGAAATGCGTGCAAGGTTCAACATCAAATAATACTCATATGGAACTAAGAGAATATCAAAATACCATAGCAAACCAAGCGGTCGAGAAACTGCACAAATTTGGTTGCTGTTATCTGTCAATGGAATGTAGAACAGGAAAAACTATCACAGCACTCTCCACGGCAGACAGATTCGGGGCAAAGAGTGTTCTGTTCGTCACCAAGCTAAAGGCGAAAGCATCGATTGAGAGCGACTACAACTTGCTCCATCCGTCCTACTCTATTCTAGTAGTGAATTATGAGAGTGCGCACAAGGCAAAGGGAAGCTTTGACCTCATCATCCTTGATGAAGCTCACTCGTTGGGAGCATACCCTAAGCCATCCAAACGTACAGAGATATTGAAGGAGTTATGCAAGGGAAAGACGATACTCTATCTATCAGGAACACCATCGCCCGAAAGCTACTCCCAGTTGTATCATCAGTTCTACGTATGCGAAAACTCCCCATTCAAGGAATACAAAACATTCTACAAATGGGCAAAAGCAGGATTCGTCCAAGTCAAGCAGAAGAAAGTAAACGGCTACCTCATCAACGATTATTCGGAAGCCAACAAGCCGATGATAGATCAGTTCGTGAAACATCTGTTTATCTCATACTCCCAAGAGCAAGCAGGATTCTCAACCAACATCATTGAGCATATAGAGAGCGTGAAGATGAAAGCACAGACAAAAAATCTGTTTGATGCCCTCCAAAAAAACAAGGTAGTGCAGAAGAACGGAGTAACCATCCTTGCAGACACACCTGCCAAGATGCTACTTAAACTCCATCAGATTTCTTCCGGAACGGTTATTGACACGGAAGGAACACATAGAATATTCGACTACTCCAAAGCTGAGTATGTAAAGAATCACTTTCAAGGCAAGAAAATTGCATTGTTCTATGTATATCAGTCTGAGGAGGAACTATTAAAGAAAGCATTCCCAAATTGGACAGAATCGCCCGAGGAGTTTCAAAAGTCAGAAGGCAAGGTGTTCATCTCCCAAGTCCGTAGAGCAAGAGAGGGTGTTCGCCTGGATAGTGCCGATGCACTCATCTATTACAACATGGAATACTCATTTCTTTCATACGAGCAAGGCAGAAACAGATTAGTGTCAAAAGAACGCACGTCCCCTGCAGATGTTTACTTTCTTTGCTCTGATTGCGGTATAGAGCAAGACATCATGAGCGCAGTAAGAAATAAGCAGGACTTCACTTTGTCGTACTATAAGAGAAATAAATCATGTCAAACAGCATTTCCACCAAGCCGAGATTGGAATCCGTCATTCAGTCTTCGCTAATCAAGAGGTATGAGAGCCAAGGCTACTTCGTTGTAAAGCTCATCCTCACAAACAAGTCGGGAATCCCAGACCTCCTGCTTTTGAAGGACGGAAAGGCTTCATTTGTCGAAGTCAAGAGAGAGGGACAGAAGCCACGTCCCCTACAGCAATTCAGAATCAAAGAGCTGCGTGAAAAAGGCTTTGAAGTCGAGGTCGTAGATGGGCTATAGTTTACGAAATAGACGGATAAAAAACGCGCGCGTGCGATTGTTCTAGTGTTATTAAACGTTTAAAATATGGAAGAAAATAAAGAAATTCAGAAGATGTTCATGGATGCAATAGTAGAAGCACCCATCGAGTTTACTTTGGGTAAGAAGCGTTTCTGCATCTACCCAAAGACCTTTGCGGCCACCGTAATGGTGGGCAACCTAAGAGACCTCTTGGAAATAGACCAAGAGAACGTAAGAATAAATCCAATCCTTGAATGTTTGCGTTTGTGCGAGGATAAGAGAGAAGTCGTTCTTAGAATCCTTTCCGTTTGTACATTGAAGGGAAAGGAAATCCAAAATTCAACCCTCATAGAGGAACGTATGAAGTTCTATGATACGAATATGGAGAAGAGCGATATGGCTAACCTCCTCCTCCACTGCTTGCAGGATGATAGCGAAAAACTGCAAGCTTTCAAGCAAGCATTAGGCATTGACGAGGAGTTGAAGAAGAAAGGATTGGTCCTCGCAGCCAAGAAAGATAGTGGTAGCTCTATCAGTTTTGGAGGAAAGACCATTATCGGTAGTTTGTTCGGTTGGTTCTCAGAGAAGTTTGGTTGGTCTGTAGAATACATCACTTATGGCATCAGCTATGTTAATCTGATGATGATGTACTACGATCACTTTGATAGTGTTTATCTGACAGAGGACGAAAAGAAACGTGTCCCTGCCGCATGTTTTTTAGACCATAAGAACGTTTTCGATGGCAACAACAAAGATGACCTTATGGAGCTAATCAGACAGAGTGAAGAGAATCCAATTTAGCGTTTAAGGTTTTTAGAATAGACCAAATTGGTGTAATGGCTAATGTTACGAAAGTTCTGTCAAAAATCATCTTCAACCATCATAAATTTGTAACGTTATGCCAGCATTAAAATTTGAAATTACAGGAAATTGTGAGCAGCTAATCAAAAGTCTCGGTCAGGCGCAAGGAGCGTTCGCAAAGACCGCCAAGGTTGCCGAAGAGCAAGGGCAAGCCATAGACAGATTGCTCGATAAGTTAAAGAATACAGCAGCAATGATTGGTGTCGGATTCGGTATTAAAGAGTTCGGCACCAAAGTCATGCAAGTGAGAGGTCAATTTCAGCAGTTGGAAATGGCATTCAAGACCATGCTCCAAAGTGGGACAAAAGCGAATGACCTTATGAATCAATTAGTACGTACAGCAGCGACAACACCATTCGATTTGCAAGGTGTCGCTAATGGAGCAAAGCAGTTGTTGGCTTATGGTACGGCAGCAGAAGATGTAAACACAACTCTCGTACGCCTTGGAGATATAGCCGCAGGTCTTTCCATCCCATTGAATGACCTCGTTTGGCTGTATGGCACAACCATGACCCAAGGCAGAATGTTTACACAAGACCTACGACAATTCCAAGGAAGAGGTATTCCTATCGCTGAGGAGATAGCCAAAATTAAGGGTGTGGCTGTAGATGCCGTTGGAGAACTCGTAACAGCAGGCAAAGTTACATCAGACGTAGTAAAGCAAGCCATTGAGAACATGACTGCAGAGGGCAGCAAGTTCGGAGGTTTGATGGAAGCTCAGAGTAAAACCATTACTGGTCAAATCTCCAATATCGAAGATAGTATTGACATGATGTTCAATAGTATTGGCCAGAAGTCAGAGGGAGTAATCAACGAAGCACTGAGCGGAGTATCGTACCTCGTTGAGAACTGGGAATCTGTAGGTAAGGTAGTGCTCACGGTAGCTACTGCATTCGGTACTTATAAGGCTGCATTGCTCGCCGTCATAGCGGCTCAGAAAGTGGCAACTTTCATCAAGTCAGCGGAAGCATTTTTCTCGTTGGCAAAAGGAATCACATCAGCCAAGGAAGCCATGCTGCTTTTCAACATCGCCACCAATGCCAACCCGATAGGAGCTATTATCGGATTGATAGCCTCAGCAGCAGCAGCATTTGCGTTCTTTGGAAATAGTACTGATGAAGCTACAGAGAGACAAGAGAAGTTTGGCGAGAGTGCAGACAGAGCATCTGACAAAGTAGAATCGTTATTTGCTGTCTTGCAATCAGCATCCAAGCAAAGCAAGGTACACAAAGATGCTTTGAACGAGTTGAAGAACGTGGCAGACGAATACGGAATCACCCTCAACAAAGAAGGAGACTTGACTGATCAGCTCATAGAGAAGAAAGAAACGCTCATCGGGGTAATCAGAGAGGAAGCCATCGAGAGACAGAGGGCAAACGACATCACGGATGCATCTGAAACCTATCAGCAGAAGATGCAGGAAATCAAGGACAATATCAAGGATAGTCTGTCTGACGATTTTTCGGATATGCAGAAGAGCCAACTTCTAACACTCATTTCAGAGAAAGACATCAAGAAAATCACCGATGCCTACAATACAATGTTGGAAGCAGAGAAGAAATCCATCGCAATGACCGGTACGTACAATTCTCGTTTCTCCAATGAGCAGATTGGCAAATATAACCAGTCCATCCAAGAGTTGGCTGACAAGATTGGAGTTTATAGCAAAGCCCTTGGTGTGAGTGCAAGAGCCACAAACTTAGCAGAGCAGACCATCAAGGAGAATGGTTTGACATTGGCAAAGACACGAAAGGAGTATGATACCACCGTAGATGCAGTCAATCAAGCCGCAGCAGCCGCCCAAAGCGCAGAAATGGCGACTGATGGTTTGTCTGAATCCCAAAGAAACTTCTCTGACAAAACCAAGATGGCTAAGGAGAGCGTTTCAGATTTGGCGGCAGAGATAAAGAGCATCATTGATACGTACAACAATGCCCACATCAATCTCCAAATCTCGTATGAGGAGTTGAATACACCTCCTGCCTGGATGGAGGGCGTATCAAAAAGGTTATCTTCTGACAAGCTGAAGAATCTTGCGGCCTACCATCAAGCGCGTGCCAATCAGATGCGCAACCATAAGCAACAGACGGGTAAAAATCTCGTTATGCAGAATGGTAAGGGCGCATACACGAATGAGCGAGAGGAGCAAGTAATGGCAGGTCAATATTCCATCCTTGCTAAGCAGAAAGAGACTGAGGAAAACAATGCTCGTCGAGCAGCCGAGGAAGCTAAGAAGAAGAATGCTAAAAGTGCTGTATCCGAAGCCAAGAGAAGAGCTAATGAAGCTAAGAAGAAAGCAGAGGATCAGAAGAAAGCCCAGGAAGAACTGAACGAAGATTTGTTAGAATTGCAGCAGAAAAATACAGATGAAACTATCTCCCTCATGCAGGAAGGTACGGATAAGAAGCTTGCTGAAATCAAGAACGACTATGCCAAGCGCAAAGCCGAGATTGACAAGCAGGAAGCAGAGTTCAAGAAGAAAAACAAGGAAGCTGGCAAGAAAGTAACCCTCACCTCTGCTCAGACCAATGCCCTCAATAAGGCTAGAGACCTCGCTACCCAAGAGTACAACAAGAAGCTTGATGAGGTCAACAGGGAAGCCCTTACCTCTATGCGCGACTACTTGAAGGAGTATGGTTCCCTCTATCAGCAGAAGCAAGCCATTGCCGAGGAGTACGAGGAGAAGATTGCTAAGGCTCAGACGCAGGGCGAAAAGCTATCTCTTCAGCAACAGAGGAAGAAGGACCTCCAAACCATCGAGATAAATGCCATCAGACAGAACATCGATTGGG